TGACCTCCGCGAATGCACGGGGCTAACACAGCTACCCGATAATCTGACGGTCGGCGGCTGGCTTGACCTCCGCGGATGCACGGGATTGACAGAGCTACCCGATAATCTGACGGTCGGCGGCTCGCTTGACCTCCGCGGATGCACGGGATTGACAGAGCTGCCCGATAAATATAAGCCGCGAAAGCTCAAAAACGGTGACTATAAGGCGGGACGGTATCTTTATGCAGACAATATACTCACGCACATCAAGCGCGTAAAGAAAATGGGCAAATACTATTACTATATCGGCAAAATAAGAGGTAAAAACGTTATCTTTGACGGCAAGCATTATGCACACTGCAAGTCATTTTCCGACGGCGTAAAGGACATTGAATTTAAGAATGCCAAAGAGCGAGGCGCAAAGCAATACAGACAGCTCAAGCTGTCAGACACGGTGACAAAAGATGACGCTATAACGATGTATCGCGTTATAACCGGAGCTTGCCGCGCGGGCACGGAAGGCTTTGTCGACAGCCTCGGCAAAACGAAAGACAGATATACCATTGCCGAGATAATCGAGATTACAAAAGGGCAATACGGCGCGGCGGTATTCGAGAATTTCTTCAAGGAGGAATAAAACATGAGCGAACAGACACACGCGCAGAAAGCAATGATACTCGAGCATTTTCTCCAAGGGAAAACGCTCACGCAGGCAGAAGCCTACGACATATACGGATGCTTCCGACTTTCGGCGAGAATACGCGAAATAGAGCTTATGGGCTACACGGTAGAACGGTCTCGCGAATGTGCGCAGAACAGATACGGAAAGCAGGTTTACTACACAAGATATTACATACCGGAACAGGAGGCAATAAATGCCGTCACTTAACAAATGTATTTTCATAGGGCGCATAGTGGACGACCTCGAGCTGAAACAAACAAACGAGGGTATCTACGTAATAAAATTTTCGATTGCGGTTTCAAGGCGCGTTCCGCCGAAAGAAAAAGGGGATTATCCGCCCAGCGATTTCTTGCGCATAATCGCATGGAGAAAGACCGCCGAATTTATAGCAAGATTTTTCCGAAAAGGCGATTTCATTTCGCTTGTAGCCGAGGCGCAGAGTGCTTCGTACACGGACAGCAACGGAACGCGCAGATACACCACGGAATTTTTGGTGCAGGAAGCGAATTTCATAACGCCGAAGGGAGCACCTGTACCGCCCGACAACATAGAGCCTACGCCAAATCCCGATTTCGGCACGGTGCCGCGATATGCCAAGAACAGCACGCCGAACTTCACGGAGACGGACGGCTCGGATGACGATTTCCCGTTTTAAGCGAAAGGCGGTAAAAAATGGCGGAGGGATGGATTTGTCTGCACCGGAAGATGCTGGACAACGGCACGGTGTGCAGGGATGCCGCACACATGGCTATATGGGTCTATCTGCTTCTCTCTGCCGAGCACGAAGAAACGGAAGTCTTATTCGGCGGAGAAAGGCGGGTTCTCAAAGCGGGTGAGCTGATGATTTCGGTCAACAAATTTGCCGAGACATACGGAATAGAAAAAAATAAAACATGGCGCATTCTCAAACGGTTTGAAGCGGAAAAACAAATCACAATATGTTCCGACAAACAACAGACAATGATAAAAATCACGGAGTGGGGAAAATACCAATTTTCGAGTGTTTCCGAAAAAGTGAGACACGAAATGAGACACGAAGTGAGACACGGTGAACATCCCGAAAACGCAGACGTGACAACGGCTTTCGGGCTTGCAAAAAACGAAAGTGAGACACGAAGTGAGACACCGAGTGAGACACGAGCACAAAAAAGCGAAAAAGAAAAAAAGACTTTTCCCCCACACCCCCTTATAGAAAAAAATAAAAAGCCAAAAAAATTTAAGGCACCCAACAAGGTTTATTATAATACCGAGTGCGAACCCAAGCTCAGCTTACAGACAGAGCATATCGAAAATAATTCAGTCCACAAAGTCTCACTACGTTCGACCGTGCGCACACACGCACGCGAAAAGGGCGAGACGGAAAACGCGCTAAAAAAAGAAATCATCGATTTTTTTGTCGGGCACGGCAGTGACGAAAATACGGCAAAGCGGTTTTACGACTACAACGCCTTAAAAAATCCGAACTTTACGGACTGGAAATATTTTGCCGGAAAATGGAACAAGCTTGAGCGCGCACCTCTCGGTGCACTGCCGAGGGGACAGCCGAAAGAAAAAGAAAAAGAATGCGGCTTTGACCTCGATGAATTTTTCGAGCTGGCGCAGAGGAAAGGAGCGGAGAGCCATGAAAAGGCTGATACGCAAAATAATACACATGCTCCGTGACGGAGTAAAAACGGCAAGAGGCTATTTTGAGAGAGCCGACGCGAAAGACGCGATAATCTATGCGGAATATCAAAGCTACATGGACAGGTGGGCAAACTCATGAATATCTTAAAAAAAGCAATCGATTATCTGAGGCAGCCAAAAGCGGGACAGAAATTCGGCATGCTGACCGTGATACAGCAATTCGGCTGGCGGCTTGATGAACGCGCGTATTTCTGCAAATGCAGATGCGGCAACTTCTGCTTTCGCACCGCAAAGCAGCTGCGCGGAGATTATTTTCCTAATTGCGGATGCCTCGACAGATACACGGGAGGAAGAAACGATGAATAAAAAAACATTACGCAGAGCGCTGAAGAAAGCGGCGACAATACCGGAAAGAGAGGAGCGCATACGGCTTGAGGCGAGACGGGAACTCGCGGACGAGCTGATGATTGAGCTCCGGTGCAAAAGCGAAAAAGAACTTACGCTGGGGTTCGAAACACCGATAGACGATGGTGTGACGGCGCTCGTGCATTACAAAAAGGCAATGATTCTCGAATGGGTAATGAGCCTGATATGCGGAAAGGTATACGAAGAATGAGAGCACCTTACATGAGCAAAGAAGATATAGCCGCCAACTACAAAACGGCTAAATACAAATACCGCCAGATAGGCATTCTCGCAGACCTCAATCTCTGCAGGCGCAAGGACATAATCGCAATTCTCGTGGAAAAGGGCGTTTACATACCGCCGAAATCGGGGAAGGGAGAGGGCAAAGGATGCAGACTGAGCGGATAAGCGAAACTGTGATAAAAGCTATCACCGAGGAATTTGAGCGCGGGCTTCGCATGCATCTCTTCTCCGACAGTGTTTATCCCACAGAGGTGACCGTGCATACGGAATATCCCGAAAGCAAGCAGACGATAACCATAAATTTCCACGATGTGACGGAAAGGATACGAAAATGGGAAAATTCAAAAATCCGCTCATAAAGCAGAAATTGCGCGAGAGCGAAACGCGCAGGATAGCCCGCGAGGAATACGACAGAGTATGCCGCAAATGGACGGAAAGGTTCAATCTCGTATCGAATACCATTGCGCTATATACTCTCCACACGGCTTTCGGTTTCGGAAAAGACAGGCTGACGAGGTTTCTCTCCGCCTGCCAGAGCATACAGGCGCAAATGAGCGAGCGATATGAGGACGCGGATTTCTACGCCATGAAAAAGGCTCTGCTCGACATCGGGATTGACACCGAAAAGATAGTCGGCGAGATGATGGCGGACGAAAACAGCGCATGGACGGGAGTTGATACGAATTGAGCCTGACATACACCGACTACGCCAACCGAGCCGAATGGCTCAAAGGCAGAACCGCCACGATAGGCGCAAGCGAAGCCGCCTGCATCCTCGGCATGGGCTTTATGAGCCCTGACGACCTGTACAGGGAAAAGACGGGAAAGCCGCGAGCCACACACAAGAGCGGTTCGGAAAACCACCGCATAGCATACGGAACGGCGGCAGAGGAACATTTACGCGGGCTATTTGCCCTGCAATTTGCCGCAAAATACCAAATGGCTTATCATCCTTTTCGCATTTACATAAACGACAGGCACCCGCACATGAGTTGCACGCTTGACGGCGAAATAGAAGCCATCGACGGCAGGCGCGGCATATGGGAATGCAAAACGGCATGGATTATGCGAAAGAGCGATGCGGACGAATGGAACGGCAAGCTGCCGCAGAAATATTACATTCAGCTGCTTGCACAGCTCGCGGTGACGGAATACGACTTTGCCGTGCTGACGGCACAGCTCATATATCCCGACGGAGCATCCGAGATAAAGCATTTCCCCGTTCAGGCTGCCGAGATAAAGGCGGACATGGAATATCTCGCCTGCGAATGCGAAAAATTTTACAGGGACTGCATAACGGCGGACAAGCCGCCGAAAACACTTTTAACTTTGTAGGAGGCAAAAATGATTTACATAGGCATAGACCCGGGCAAATCGGGCGGAATAGCGGCGATAATCGACGGCAAAGCCATGGCATGGGCTTATGACGACGCGGTACTGAAAAACGTACTTCAAACCTCGGGCGGAGAGGGTACAATGTGCTTTGTCGAAAAAGTGAGTGCGATGCCGAAACAAGGCGTAACCTCGATGTTCAACTTCGGCAAGTCTTTCGGGTACATTCTCGGGATGCTCGAATACACCGAAACGCCATATCAGCTGATACCGCCGCAGAAATGGAAAAAGGCATATTCGCTCGACGGCGACAAGGCTCACTCCGTAGCCGCATGCAAAAGGCTTTTTCCCGAGATTTCGCTTCTGCGGACAGAGCGTTGCTCAAAAGAGCATGACGGAATGGCGGAGGCTCTGCTGATAGCCGAATACTGCCGGAGGATAACGGGAAAGGGATGAAAACATGGAAAACGCGAAAATGAAAATAAAACGCGAAATAGGCACTGTAGGCGTAGGCACGGGGCTTAATGCCGAAGAGCGGCTCTCGCTTGTGCATCTGCTGATAAAAGCGGGATATGCGTGCAGAATTTCACGCCGGAAAGTATCTGACAGGGTCGGATATGCGTATTTCGTAGAATACTGGGAGGAATAAAGCGATGATTGAAATAAAGTGCAGATACAACGGTCAGAAATCGCCATACGGCGACTACTACCGCGAATTTACGGTTAAGACAACCGAGGGCGAAAGCCGGAACGACATACTCGTCTACATAAAGCGCGGCGAAATTACATGCCGCCCCGAAAAAGAAACTTGGGAAAAGAAGCTTCGCGAAGGCGGCGAAGAGGCGGACATGAGATATTATTTCCGCGGCTACTACACGCTGACGCAGACAGGCAAAAACGAATGGCTCTATACGACTGTAGAGCCGTATACGGATTGAGAAGAGCAGGAGGAAAAGATGGGCAAAATAGCAATGGAGCTGTTTCACGATAACTTCCAGAATTTCAAGAGATATAACATACCGCGGGCACAGCTGGTAATAGCGGACATTCCTTACAACATCGGAGAAAACGCATACGGAAGCAATCCGATGTGGTATCAAGGGGGGGACAACAAGAACGGAGAAAGCAAGCTTGCAAAAAGTGCCTTCTTCAACGGAGACGGCGATTTCAAAATAGCGGAGTATATGCACTTCTGCAACAAGCTACTCAAAAAAGAGCCGAAAGAAAAAGGGCAAGCAGGCGCGATGATAATTTTCTGTGCTTTCGAGCAGATGCCCGTTCTTGCCGAATACGGAAGAAAATACGGATTTGAGCACAGCTTTCCGCTCTTCTTTTGCAAGAACTACTCGGCACAGGTACTTAAAGCCAACATGAGAATTGTAGGGGCAACGGAATATGCGCTGGTGCTCTACAGGGACAAGCTGCCGAAATTCCGCAACGAAGGAAAAATGATATTCAACTGGTTTGAATGGAAACGCGACAGCACAAAAGAATATCCGAAAATCCACCCGACGCAGAAACCGATATCCATTCTCAAAAGGCTTATTGAAATTTTCACGGATGAGGGCGACGTCGTAATAGACCCGTGTGCGGGGAGCGGCTCGACGCTGCGTGCCGCCTATGAGCTCGGGCGGAACAGCTACGGCTTTGAGGTGAGCACAAAATTCTATAAAGAGGCTACGGAAAAGATGCTCGACAAAAGCAAAATAACGCTCGCACGGCAAATGACGCTCGACGTAGGGCGGCAAGCACGGGAGATGCCCTATGAACCGCATATATGAGGAGGCACGGCAACTGCCGATATTCGGCGGGGAAAAGCCGTTCCGCACAGAAAAGCCCATACGGCTGATAGAATTATTCGCGGGCTACGGTTCGCAGGCTCTCGCTCTGAAATATCTCGGCGTTCACTTTGAGCACTGGAAAATAAGCGAATGGGCTGTAAAATCCATTTCGGCATATAAAGACCTGCATTTCGGCAAAGACGAAAACGATTATTCCGCCGGTCTGACGGCGGAGCAAATAAAAGAATGGCTTGTCGGGCGTATATCGGCGGACTATTCGACACCGATGACCGAAAAGCAAATTGCGAAACTTCCCGAAAAGCAGGCACGGAAAATTTACGGCAACATGCAGGCTACGCACAATCTCGGCTCGATAACGAAAATGCGCGGAGAGGATTTGCAAATCACCGACACAGACCGCTACGAATACATAATGACCTACAGTTTTCCCCGTCAGGATTTGAGCAATGCGGGAAAAGGCGCAGGCATGGGAAGAAACAGCGGAACGCGGAGCGGGCTTCTGTGGGAAGTGGAGCGGCTGCTGAAAGAAACGGAAAACCTGCCGCAGATTCTGCTCATGGAAAATGTCCCCGAGGTAATCGGAAAGAAAAACATAAAGCATTTTTCGGAATGGATAGGTTTTCTCGATTCTCTCGGCTACAAATCAAAACGGAATCTGCTGAATGCGAAAAACTTCGGAATACCGCAGAACAGAAACAGATGTTTCATGGTGAGCATACTCGGCGATTATTATTACGAAATGCCCAATGGTTTTGCTCTCGATTATGTTTTGCGTGACTTCTTGGATTACGGTGTGGACGAAAGCTATTATATAAGCGACAAGGCAGTACGCGCATTAGAACTCCATAAAGAGCGAAATGCCGCACGCGGAAACAGCTTCGGCTGGAACCCGACCTTCGGGGGGGTACAGCGCACACCATTAAAACAGAGGGCGGCTACAGACCGCACAGTAACTTTATTATTGAGCGGAAAGGGCAAAATCATAGAGAAAATCGGAACGACGACGGCAAACACAATAATGGCTCGGGACTGCAAAAGCTTCGGCAATCAGGCAATGAATGCGGTAGCGGAGTACCGCGGGCGGACGGCATTACGCTCGGAAAAAGCCGAAGCTTCGCAAGCGCACCCATGCCGGACATCTGCAGAACAGTAGATACTAAAGGAACGAACGGAGTAGTGGAATGGAAGAACTGAATTGCATGAAGATCGCTACGCTGAGCGGCGGAAAATGGGACAACACATTGGAGCGCAGCTGCCGCGTTTATTCTGCCGATGCGATTTCTCCGACAGTCGTAACATGCACGGGCGGGGGGCAGGATGTGAAAATACTTGACGATGAAAACCGTGAATGTCGCGTGCGAAAACTGACCGAGGGCGAATGTTTCCGGCTGCAGGGCGTAAAAGACGAGGACTATGCAAAGATACGGAAAAATCACTCGAAATCCGCCTGCTATCATCTTGCGGGAGACAGCATATGCACAAGCGTACTGATGGCGATATTCGGACAGATGCTCGGGCTGGACTATGAAACAAAAATAAAAGAACTCACAAAAGAACTATTGAAAGGACGAAAAAATGGCAGAGATTGATTTTGATAAGGCTCTGACTGCATTTGCAGAACCGGACATGCCTGTGACGGTGGAATTTACCGTACAGATGGACTTTGTGCAGAAGCTTCCGCAGATTCTCTCCAACATAGAGAAAATCAAAAGCTGGGCTACGGCACGCACCGAAAACGACAGAACGCTCATACTTCGCACGGATGAGGACTTTGAAAAAGCACGAGAGCGTTGCGCCGAGATAAACAAGATAATAAAAAGCATAGACGACAAGCGCAAAGAGGTGAAAAAAGAATACACCGCGCCGCTTGAAATATTTGAAAAGTCGCTGAAAGAGCCTATCGCAATACTGCAATCGGCACGCGAAAACCTCTGGGGACAGGTTCTCGAAGCGGAGGACAGGGTCAAATCCGAAAAGGAAGCCGACTACAGAAACTACTGGGAGAGCATCAGCGCAGACAATCCGTACCGCACATTCGAGCAGATTTTTGACCGGTCTTGGCTGAACAAAGGCAAGCGCAAAGAAGCGGTTTACTCTGCTATGGACGATGCATACAAAGCCATCTGCACGGATATAGCGGCTATAAAAGGGCTCGGCTCGAAATACGAGGTATCGCTCCTCGAATATTACCGCGAAAATCACAGCATCGCGCAGATAATCGCATACAATGCGCGTCTCGCCGCGGCAGAGAGCCGACAGCAAGCGGAAGGCGGTACGGACAAACAAATACCCTCTGAAAATTCAAAACCCGTGCAGAGCGTTTACGGAAACGAGAAAGGCATGCCTGATGACACGGAGGAAAGCATGACGATGGATTTCCGCGTTTATGCGACGAAAACGCAGCTCGCGAAGCTCAAAGAATTTCTCAACGCAAACAAAATAAAATACGGCAGAGTGCCGAAAGGAGAATGAAAATGGCTATAAGTAATCAGCTTGTACAGAATCAGAACGGCGGTGCAAGAACGCTATCCGCCTATCTCACGGGAGAAAAAGTACAGAAAAGTCTCGTTTCCACGCTCGGAAGCGAAAAAGAAAAGCAAAAATTTGTCTCAAGCATCGTGGCGGCGGCAAGCGCAAACACGGCACTGCAAAATTGCGACTATTCCACGGTGGTGAGTGCCGCGCTTCTCGCAACGGCTCTGAACCTTTCGCTTTCGCCGTCACTCGGGCTTGCCTATATAGTGCCTTTTGACGACAAGAAAAACAATCGCACGGTCGGCACTTTTATACTCGGCTACAGGGGATATCTCCAGCTTGCAATAAGGAGCGGCTATTACGCCGACATCGATGTGACGGAGATTCGCCGCGGCGAATATCTCGGCAGAGACAGTGCGACAGGCAAGCCGAGATTTAAATTCATCGAGGACGACGACGAAAGAGAAAAGCTCCCCGTAGTCGGCTACATGGCATATTTCCGCTATCTGAACGGCTTTGAAAAGACCATATACTGGTCAAAGACGAAAATGCTCTCTCACGCCGATACATACAGCAAGGCTTTTTCGCTGGAGGGAAAGAACGGCAAAATGTCATTTGCCGATTTCGAGGCGGGAAAAGTGCCTGCCGACCAGCTCTGGAAATATTCCTCATACTGGTACAAGGACTTTGACGGTATGGCAAAGAAAACCATGATTCGTCAGCTCATATCCAAGTGGGGCATAATGAGCATTGACATGCAGAAAGCCTACGACGAGGATACAAAGGCAATCAACAAAGAGAATGACCTTTTCGTGGGCAACGGCGAAGCCGACGCGAGCGACAGCTTCTTCGGGAACACAGGCGGCGAATACCTCGACGAAGCACCCGCCGCAGAAATTGCGGAAGAAGCAAAGACCGAAATCAAGACCACGCGCGGCAGAAAAAAGCCCGTGCTTGATGTTGAACCCGATGAATTTTTTACAGAATGAATACGGCGGGCAAACGCCCGCCTGAAGGAGGAAAAAAGATGAAATGTAAAGATTGCATACACTACGCGGCGCACAAGCATTTTTATTTCGGCGAAGATGAAAAGGATTTTGACGAATATTTCAACGACGATAATGTAGAAAGCCAGTGCCCCGAATTTGAGGATAAAAGAAAATGGGTGAAATTACCGTGTAAAGTGGGTGCCACGCTTTATATGCCTTGGCAGTGGAATGGAACAAGCGCAATTGCGCAGCTCAAGGTTCTTCGAGTTGAGTATTCAGAATATGAGTTTTATGTGGAAACCGACTTTGAAACCGATGATTATGACTATTACAAAAAATACCAGCGCGGTCATTTCATATTCGAAAATTTCGGTAAAATGGTATTTCTCACAAGAGAAGCTGCGGAAAAGGCACTCGCAGAAAGGAGCGAAAAATGAGCAAATGCACTGAAATAAGAGAAATCTGCGGCGATTGGGCTTTTGACATTGTTTACAACGATGGCGAAACTTTTATGTTATTTTTCAATTCTCGGCGGAATGCCGAAACTGTGAAAAGATGCCTTGAAGTTGATGATAGCGTGCCGAATGCGGCTACTCCGGTCGATTTTGTAGAGGTTGTGCGATGCAAAGATTGCGCATACTTTGATAAAGACGCAGGGGAATGCAGAACATGCGGAGACATAGACGAGCCGTGCGGATATTGCCGCTACTGCGGGTGTTGCACAAACGATAATGGATATTGCCATTGCGGGGAAAGGAGCGAAAATGGAATATAAAAGATTGACTGATAAAGATATAACAAAAGTATGCTTCGATACTTGGGAACTGTGTGGGCTTGATAATGTATGCAAAAGAGATTGTAGAGAACCCGAACCCTGCAAAATTCCTCAAATAATACACAGACTTGCCGAGTTGGAAGACAAAATCGAAAGCGGAACGCTTGTCGAGTCGCCTTGTAAAGTAGGAGATATAATTTACAATAAAAATATAAAATTTTACTTAAATCATAAAGAAATCCCCTTTGAAAAGCTAAGTGAGTTGCCGCAAATGACAACTGACCGAGAAAACCATACCATTACAGAAATAGTATTACACTATATAGATAAGGATGCGATATTCTTTTATACTAAAACAGAGCACTATACTGTGGCAGATGGTGCAGACGAGGAATATTATGGCGAAATGTAAATTTTATATAAAAACCGCAAGAGGTCGAAAATGAACAAGAAAAACAAAACTGAGTTAAAACGAAACACTTGATTTTTAACGCTTTTCAAATTATTTGCAGAAAGGAGCAGAAAATGAAAATCATGTCCATCAAACATAGGAATTGGGTTAAGCCCCAAATAAAGTGGTTTCCTGCTTTATATCGCGACGGAGAACTTGTTATGTTTGCAGATTTAAGGATAACACTTCCTTCGAGAACAATACACATTATTTTTAACAAGAAAGGGAGGACGAAATGAGAAAATATTTTTTTTCGTGGCAAACGCAAAGACAACGGCGAATGGGTCATCGGCAACATCCACGACAATCCGGAACTTGTGGAGGAGGGCAAATGATGCCGAGATACATTGACGCGGACTTGATTGAGTACAAGGCGATTTGTGTCCCAATGCTTGATGGTGTGCTCGTGCGCACAAAACAACTTGACGGATTTTATGCAATTAAAAAGGATATTGAAGCGATACCGACTGCCGATGTGCAGGAAGTGAAGCACGCAAAAAACCTCTGTGAAGATTATCCGTCTTTATTTGAGTGTTCGCTGTGCAGATGGTGCGATGACGATACAACTACAGGCAGCACGAGCGTATACAACTACTGCCCGAATTGTGGCGCGAAAATGGACGGAGGTGGCAAGTGATGACACCGAAAGAAGCAATAATCACTTGCCAAATAGCTTGTGACGATTGCAAGAGAAATCACTTTTTCGTCAGTTGCATCGAAGAACGATGCGCGAACTATATAAAGATAAAAGCACTTGAAAAACAGTTGCCAAAGAAGCCAATTACAGATAGTACTCATTATGCCGGCTTGGAAGATTTTTTCTGTCCGTCTTGTAAAAAAAGAATAGTTTCAAGGCTTGATGGAAAATGGTGTGCCGGGAGACCTCAAAAATGCTGCGAAGAGTGCGGTCAAGCATTAGATTGGAGCGATACATGATGCACGATAAAATGAAACTCGACTATAACAACCTGACACGGCTGATAATGGATACTGTTTCGGGAAAACGGGATGATGAAGAAGCACAAAACACCGCATTCGGAATTGCTGTCGGGTTGGAGCTTTTGTCGTCCTACCTCAAAGACATTGCAACGCTCGCTATCAAGCGCAACGATGGCGAATTGCTTGAACTCTGCAAAGGACTTTTAATTGTAACGGAGGACGATGATGAAACCGATATATGAACCGAAAGGCGCGTTCTCCGGCTGATTTAGCCGAAATCACGCTGAAAATATGAACAAATTGTAAATTATGCAGTATAACCAATGTATGACTTTTTGAAAAAGCAACTTTTTGTGAAAAATTATGGTATAATGTAGCTGTAAAGAGCAATTCGCACGACTTCCCGCGAATTTTGTTCAATACGAAATCCATCATTAAGAGGGACGCAGGATGCCTTACATTGCTGAAAATAAATGTGCCCGCTGCGGCGCAGTGCTCAGTGAGGATAATTGCCGCGCTTGCGCCCGAAACCTTTCGGGCATGAGTACGCTTTGCATCGACTGCGAGCAGGCTCGCTTTGACGAGCTCGAAAAAATGAACGGCGCGTGTCTTGCCCTTTATTTTTCCTGCATAGCGTTTGATGTTCCTTGCCTCCCTCTTATTCCTCCTTCCGATTTTGAAAACTGCGAGGAGAAATGGAAAGTCTACATAAGCGCACTGCTGGAAAGCGACGGATATTACCGCCGCGGAAAGCCCGCCACATTTGCGGATGGCGAAACCAATATGCGGCGTATTTTCGGCAAGGATTTGACCGAAAGCGACTTTCTGCAGTATGTCAAAGCACAGCAGGCTAAGCTGGCATCGCTCCCCGGTACGGAAGCACAGAGAAAACGCTGGGGCACCGGCGCGAATATGACGACCGAGAAATACGATGAGCTTGACAGACTTTACGAGGTGCGAGCCGACAGCTACCGCGGACAGACTATCACGCCGCAGATGGACGACACGCTTATGCGCGTAGCCAAGTGGTCTATGGCGGCGGATGAACTCGTAGCGGCGCGGAATTACCGCGCGGCAAAAGATGTTCAGACGATGATAGACAAGGAGCTTGCCTCGGAGCAGATGAGAAAAAAAGACGAAAAGCCTATTGAAAACCTGCAGCTTGACACGCTTGTAGTGGAGCTGGAAAAGCACGGGCTGATGAAAGAGGGCAAATTTCTTACCTTTGAGGAGACAGCCGAAGCTCTCGTAAAGAACTTCATCAAACAGCCGAAATACAGATATTCGCTTGACGCGGCAGACCAGATGATTTTTGCCATGTACAACACGATGCGCGAAAACGCAGACCTCTTTATCGTAAACGAGCTTCCCGAATCGCTCCAAATTGAGGACGAACACGGCGAATTTCTGCCGGAGGAAACCGAGGACGAAAAAGAAGCGCGCAGATATGCGGGGCTGGCAAAGCTCCGGCACGAAAAAGGCGATGAGCCGGAAGCGGCGAGCGGTGATGCCGATGAATAACGACTGCGTCAAGGAAGAAAAAAGCTCACAGAAAGAACGGCTGAAAAACGCCGTGGAACGCGCGAAAAAGCACGGCGACCGCATAGAAATACATAACGGCAAGGTTTATGTGATAAGACGGCGGCTGCTTTTTCGGATAAGCGAGGAGCTTTTTAAAACAGAATAGAGAAAACCGAACGCAAGACGGGCGTTGTGGGAGAGCCAAACGGGGCTGCAGGCGCATGGAAACATGGGCTTGCAGCCCTTTTATCATTTTTTTGGCAAATTTACGGAAGGGGGATGCAGAAGTGCCGACCGGATATGCCGGAGAGGGGAAAACATTTTCAAGAAAGCTCGGAAAATGGGTTACAAAAAACAAAAACAGGGCATTTGACTACGAAAGAATGCCCAATCAGGACAGCGCGGCACTGATAATCAGCTTTTTTCGCTGGTATCCCGACTATCTCGCGGACATGCTCCGGGACGAGAACGCGCGATACGGGCTGGAGCTTCCTCAACGGCTCATGATGCGCATAGACGCACGATACAGGAATGTATATGTAACGGGAAGCCGCGGACTTACAAAAACCTTTACAAAGATACTTACAAAGGAGCTGGAGGGCGCGACCTATCCCGGCGAAATCATGAGATATGCCGCACCGAATCAGAAACAGGCAGCCTCGCTTGCGGCGCAGGCTCACCATGAGGTGGAGAGAAATTATCCGATACTCGGAACGATATGGAAAATCAAAAACGACAGAAGCGACATGTTCCGCATGGAAACAAACTACGGCTCGGAATTCGGCATGTATTCTCCCCGCGGCGACAACAGCTCGCAGACGATAGCCGAGGAAATGGCGCAGGAAGGAAGCAAGGATGACACATTCGATATGGAAAAATACGAGCGCGACATTTTTCCGACCTGCCGAATCGTGCGAACGATAAACAACGAAACCGACCGCACGCACATAAACCGCAAGCACTCACACATAAGCAACGCGAGCACGAGACAAAATCCCGCCTTTTCCAAATACAGGCGCAAAGCTCTTTACGACATGCTTTACGGCGAAAAATACGAGGGCTTTGTACTCGATATGCCTTGGGTGGTGGCTCTCATGGCAGGACTGCGCGACATAGGCTACTTCAAGGATATGAAAAGAAGCCTGAGCGCGGAAAACTGGCTTCGCGAAGCCTGCGCGAGATACACGGGGTCGAGCGAAAACCCGATGATACCCGACGACGTTCTCTCGAGAAGCCGAAAGCTCATGACGATGGAAAAGTGCCACTGCGGCGACAACAACGCGATTTACATAGTGGCGCACGACGTTTCTTATGAAACGGGAACGCGAAACGCAAAATGCGCGGATGCCGTTATAAAGCTCACGCGCTACAAGAGCATAGCAAAGCGTGACAAATACAGAAAGCAGGTTGTCTACGTGGACAGCTACCCGCCGCCGAAAACGGCGTATCTTCAGGCGCAGAAGCTCCGAGGGCTTTATTTCAGCTACTGCAAAAACGGAGCGCAGACCACATATCTTGTAGTCGATGCGCGGGCAGTCGGCAAGGACGTGGTGGACGAGCTCATGAAGCCTCCGGCTGACGGCATGCCGCCGCTCTGCACCTACAACCACATGGCTTATACGAATATCGAACAGCCGAATGCGCTGCCCGTAATCTATCCGCTCAAGGCGGGCACGCGCGGTGCCGCCGACGAAGAGGGAGAAATGATACGATATGCGCAGCTCGAATTTGAGCAGGGCAATGTGGAGCTGCTGACGGCTTCGATACTCGACGGTGTAGCCGCATACAAGGTAATGAACGGCATAAAAAACGATGCGCAGGACGCGCAGATTGCGCTTCCTTACCGCAAGACGGACGAGCTCTGCCAACAGATACAGAACCTGAAAACCGAAGTGAGCGGCATTACCCTCAAAGAAAAGCGCAAATCCAAAGCAATACAGCGAGACGACTGGTCGGCAACGAAATACGGTTTACGGTTTGCGCAAATTCTGGAAACCCTGATAAAGAAAACGGAATATCAGGCAAAATCAAGCTGGGCGGCTGAAATAGAAAAATACAAAAACGGCGGTTTTGTCAGCGCACCGCAGGCAAGCGGCACACGGGCAAATCTGCTGGCATTGAGGAAACGATGATGAACGACGCAAACCACATACTTTACATAGGAAAACTCGATGACATGCCGGAGGGCGAAAAATATACATTTTACTCTCCCGAAAGCGGGTACCTTTTGGTATACAGTCAGAACGCAGACTTGCCGCTTGGGAAAGTGCCTCTGCGGAATGAGCAAAAGCTGAAAAAAGCGGAGCGTCAATGGCTCCGATATGTGAGAATGGAAATCGTGGCAAATGCCCTCAGCGAAGCGGCACGCGAAATGGGCGAAAGTGCTCAAAATACAGCCACAATAATGAATGAGTTCTGCTCCAATCTCGAAAAAGAGCTGAAAGCGGAGGCTGACAATGCAGGATTATGATTTCGGCGAGTGCATATGCGAGATACGCGACAGACTTTCCAAAACGAGGAAAATACGGGCTACTTATGACGTCATAGAGGGCGAAATCACATCTCTGTGCGAAAAATACGACTACGAATACGATAAAATCGAAATCGCGGGAATATTTCTCGATATCATAGAAGCCTATATCGAAATAACATCTCTGCGCGGTCTGCGCGAGATAGCCGATATAGCGATTTCCGTAGCCCAAAATATTTGCTGAAAAGGAGAAACAATGGAAGAGACAAAGAAAAATGCTCCCGCCGCCAACTCATACGGCAACTTGCTTGCGCGTATGAACAATATAATCGGGGCATACGGCGGTAATCTTTCCGCCGACAGCATGGCATCGGCGTTTGCCCGCGCAGGTCTCGGGCTTGCCAACATGCCGCAGCTGCAGAACAGGCGCGTAAAGGCTATATCCTCGCTGCCCGCGGATTTTACGAAAGAAGAAATCGGTGCTTTCCTGCGTGCCCCTTACGGAAATGAAAGGGCACTGCGACAGACGAGCGAAATACTCAAATGGACGGCTTATCCATACTACAAAATAACGAAAGCATATCAGGACATCCCCACATACCGGTATTATGCGAAGCCGCTGTACATCGATGCGGAAAAGGCAAAATCGGAAGGATTTATCAGAGAAGCTCGCCTTATCGACAAACTGAATAAAGCTCTGCGACCCGATGTTCAGGCGCACAGAATAGCCGGACAGGCTATAACCGAGGGCAAGGTTTTTTACATTCTGCGCACAAGCACGGACAAAATCCACAACAAAGTAAACTATGCCTTCATGCAGCAGCTCCCGCAGGACTGGTGTACAATCATCGGTTTCAACAACATATCGGGCTACACGATATCGTTCAACATGATGTACTTCATGCAGATAGGGACGGATGTAACGCAGTTCGGCGACCTCTTTGAACCTTATCTCGATGATTTCGGCAGGATGTTCACCGAGCCTGAAGGCGCGGGTCGAAGGGGAAAATTTGTATATGCGAGCGTGCCGTGCAAAAACGGGAAAATACCTTTCTATCCGCACAATGTGAGCAGGAATGCCGCCGGAAACCCGAAAGTCTTTATGCAGAACGGCACATGGGCTTATTATGTGTCGCTTCCCATAGACCGCGTATGGACTTTTGAGATAGACGATACGACATCCGCAGTTATTCCGCCGCTTGCGGGGCTGATGCTCACATACGCACAGCAGAGCGATTACGAGGCGGCGCAGCTCTCTCTGCTTCTCAACCCGCTTATAAAAATATTCACGGGCGAAATGCCGTATTACAGCGACGACGGCTCGAAAACGGATGATGCCTACAGGCTGTCACTCGGCGGCAGGGCAATGTTTGAGCAGTTTTTCAACACGCTGATGCTTATGAACAACACGGGCGGCAGTGCCTTTTACATGGCTCCTGTGGAAAACATAAAATCTCACGATTTTGCCGAAAGTGCCAATGCGAACAACATTTCATCCTCGTTCAACAAATACGGCATGGCAAAGGCGGGGCTTTCCGGCGTGATACCCGTGGACGACGATGTAAAAGCGGGGCAGGCGGAGCTTTCCGCAAAGCTCGAAAGCAGATACAGCGAGCAGATATACCGCGGCTTCGAGAGAATGATGAATTATCTGTATTCTGCTCTTAACCTTACCTGCGAATGGGATTTTCGCATGTTCGGCTCGATATACACCGACGATGAAACGCGCAAGAATGCGCAGGCGGCGATAGCAAACGGCGACATTTCGGCGCATTACATACTTGCCGCGCTCGACGGTCAGAGCATTACGGACAAAATATCGATGATGAATGTCGTAAAAGAAAGCGGCATACTCGACATGCTCATACCGCCCGTAACCTCCTACACGATGAAGCAGGAACTAAACGGCGGCTTGCCTCCGCAGGCGGGCAGACCGCAGAACGAAAAGGTTACCGAGGGCAACGAAAAAAGCATAGATGCGGCAGGCTGACAGGAAAAAGAACGGAGGTGACAGAATGAACCCGAAAGAAATTTATAATTTTGACAATCCGAAATTTGCGGAGCTGCGAGAGCCGATGCGCGACGTTATACGGATGTACCAGAATGCCAACAGGTGGTTTGACACAACGCAGGAATATGTTTACATCGAGCAGGGCATGATTTACCTTTCCAAAATTATCCACAGGCAGGCGCATGAATTTCCGAAAAGATTTGACGCTTTCGGCGATATGCTCCATGAAAACCATCTCATGGCGGAATATCCCGGCACGGATGAGCTTGACTGGCGCGAATCGCTCAAAAGCCTCGATGATGTGTTCGAGCTTATCATGCAGACTTTTGACGGCATAAATGCTGCGCTGGAGAAATTCCGGAAAGCGACGGATACGCCCGATTTTCGCGCAATGTCTCTCAAAACCGAGGAGCTTATGCTGAGGAACAGCGCAGAGGGCAAAATGTTCCTCGAGCTTTGGTTCAGGTGGGCAAACGACGGAGGCAGCAAAACAAGCTTTGACGGCTGGTGCAAATCACGACTGAATGAGGAGGAGAAAACCGAATGATAAAAACCGTATCAGGCGCGGGAACGGCGCGGCTCGTTTCCGTTCGCGGAGAGTTGCGCGTTCTTGCCGAAACCGACGGACTGCGGCAGAGAGTTGAACTCCGACTGCTGAACGGAAAGACAAATCGTAACAACTGGCGCTATGAGAATATAGCGGAGCACAGCAAGCTTTTTGCGGACACTCCCATTCTCGTGGCATATGTCGGGGAGAAAATAGGCGACGGTCACAATTTCGAGGAATACATAGACGAAAACGGAAATGTGAGTGCGTCCTTCATGGCTTCCACGGCAGAAAGAATAGTCGGTAATTTCCGCGTAGAGGACGATGTACGCATTGAAATTATCGACGGTATCGAATGGATAGTAGGAACGGGATATCTGTGGAAATGGTATGCGCAGGAACTCGTCAAAAAGCTCCGGAAACAGGGTTCGGATGGAATGAGCGTTTCTATTGAAACTCTCGTTGACGAGATGCACATGGATGGAAACATCGAAGTATTTACCAAATACCGGATACTCGGAACAACTATACTCGGCGATGATATCGCCCCTGCCGTTGCAAGCGCAAATATCCGCGCGCTTGCCGCAATGGGTGCCGACGAGGTGAAGAAGATTACTCTTCGCGTAGCCTCCCTCAATGCCGAAAACAAAAATCCGCAAAAAAATAACGAAAAAAAGGAGAAAACAAAGAACATGAAACTGAATGACCTTGCAGAAAAGTTTAAGGGCTATACGGTGCTTGCCGTAGACCAGAACACCGTAGCTTTGCTTTCCGCAAACGGCGTTCCGTATCTCTCTACAGCGGAAAAGGACGGTGAAGAGATAAGGGACGGCGCGAGAACCGAAGCTACCGCAACGGCGATTTTTGCAAACGGGGAAACGAAAGTGGAAGTTCCCGTTGAAACAATCACCGAAAAGCTCATTTCCCGCATAAATGAGCTTGAAAAGGACAATGCGGCAAAGGATGAGGCAAAGGCAACGCTCGAGGGTGTTATCAAAAAGCTTCAGACACAGGAAACCGAGCGCAGAAGAGAGGCAGTGAAAGCCGCTGTCAGAACGCGCATTTCCGAAAACTGCATAAACATCGACCTCTCCGAGGACGACTGCGCAGACCTTCTGACGGATGAAAAAATCGACGAATACTGCGCAATGGAGACAAAGGACGGCAAATTCGTCGGCGAAGAGCGAGCCTGCGGCGATGTAGACGCAAGATGCATGGCGAAAATCCGCGAAGCCGCAAAAGCAAAGACAAACAAAAAATACGCATGGGATACAAACGCCGAGAACAATACGGAAAAAGACTCCGACGATGTTCAGGCGATGATTGACGAAATGACGAATAAAAGATAAGGAGAAAAAACATGGCTAATTACAGATTTGAAGTATATATTTCAAACTCGCAGAGAAACAACCTCCAGAACATAACGGGTAAATTCGGCTCTTTCAGCGGCGATACCTTTACACCGGCGGAATGTCAGGCGGGTTTTCTTTGCGCAACAAAGGGCAGACTTCCCCTCGAGGGCTACTCTGCGGCAGGGCTTAAAAACGGAAACAGCTGGTACATGGTAGCGGCTGCAAACGGTACTGTCACAGGCTTCACAGGCGACCATACGGGTCTTTACGCCTGCAATACATACGATGTGAACAAGGCAACGGCGGGTGACCTCGTAATCAACATCCCCGGCAAGACCCTCGGACTTCCGCTCCCCGCAGACGAAAGAGGCGATTTCACCGAAATAATCGTAGGCGAAAGCTACAACTGGGGCAGCGACAACTTTTCAACCCTTCCCACAAGTCTCACCGCCACACCCTATGCGACAATCGCAAACGGCAAGCTCGTTGCCGCCGCTGCCGCTCCCACAGACGGAAGCGTCTACTTTGAGATAGTGGATATTTCCAAGAGATTTACAGAGGGCACATTCGATGCAGGACAGAAGATAACCTGCAAATGTCTGCGCAGTGTAAAGGCATCCGCCTAATCAGTACATAAGAAAACGAGAGGAGAATAAAAATGAACGGAAAAGTTCTTAACAATCTGCCGAGAGATATTTTTGCTTATACATCGGCAAACAACGAACAGATAAAGGTATGCGCCGCTTCCGGTGCAACACATACTCTTGACCGCAACAAGATTATAAGCTGCGGCAGAATTGCCGCAGCCGAATATCTCGGCAAATGCGTAAATGCAGATGCAAACAACCCCTTCAAGTACAATTCCAAGGTTGAGGATTACGCTACATTTTCGCGTAACACTTGGGTAGACACAGTACTCTTCTGCGCCGCACAGGCTAACAGAGCCATAGGCAAAGAGCCCTACTCCACAATGGACGAGGTAGCCAAGGACAGAGGTCTCTATCGCGACAGAACGTTCTGGAGAGCTCTGCAGACCATCACGGAAGAAGTAATCTATCCGCTTCTTCCCGCATACATGGACGCTCCCACAGACAGAATTATCTCATGGACTACGGGCAGGCTCGGCGAGACAAAGCTCATAGACATCGAATCCAACGATTTCTTCCTCTATGAGGACGATTCTTGGGGTTCCGTATCGAGCAAGCCCGAGCAGTATCTCTACAAATCCCAGATTGCGCTCACTCCGAAGCCCTATACCGCAAAGGCAAGCATAAAGTGGTATCAGGATGTCATAGACGGCGAGGCGGGCAGGTATTATTCCGCTTTCGCACGCGGCGCAATCAACAAGATGTTTGCAACAACGGTCGAAAAATTCAAATCCGCCATTACAAACACGAAGTATCTGCCGTCAGGCAACATCCTTGAAGGCTATACTCCCGAGCACTGGAATGAGGCTGTGATGAAAGCTTCCGCTTTGAACGGCGTCAGACGCACCGAGCTTATGGCACTCGGTACACTCGCGGGACTTTCGCAGGTGCTTCCCACTGTCGGCACGGGCGGTGCCGTAGCAGGCATTCAGGGCGAAATCGGTGTTGAATATGTCCGCAACGGCTTCCTCGGCAATGTCGCGGGCGTAGACCTCGTGGAGGTTGGTCTCGCCGTAGTACCCGGCACGCAGAACTACAACCCGCAGTTTATCAGCCTCGACGACCCGACACAGGAGAACATCTACATCGTGGCAAAGGTAGGCTATGCGCCCATGGTAGGCGTAATTGCCGACGGCTCGCCCATCACAATCGAGTTCACACCCACGGAATCCGCCGATATGAAGGTACATATCTCCGAGACAATCATATGCGATATCGCACCTGCATTTTCTTCCAAGATATTCCAGATTAAGGCATAAGCACGCGCTTAATGGGGGCAGAAATGCCCCCGTCACGGGAACAGCAGAACAGGCGGGTGCAACTCCCGCAGTTCCCGAAAATAAAATTTTCCAAAGGAGAAAACAAAAATGGCAGAGGAAAAGAAAACAACCGGAACAAAAGCGACAAACGCAGGCAAGGCAAAAGCGGCAACACAGAAAGCAACAACGCCGAAAGCCGCGGCAGCTCCCGCCGAGGTTACGGAAAAAAAGACCGAAAAGACCTACGATGCATCCGAGGTTGAAAAGATGATTGCCGAGGCAGTGGACAAGGCTGTTGCGGACGCGGTGGCGGGCATAGCAAAACAGCAGGCGGCATACAGACCGGCAGACGAAACGGTCACATTGCTCTATATGGGATGCGTGGCGGAGGGCTCTACCGTACCTCTCAACGAAAAGCTCGGACAGATACAGGGCAGAGGCGGCACAAGAGACATAAACAAAAGAGAATTTCTGCAGAATCTCACCCCGAATATTCTTCGCAGGCTTAAAGACAGACGCCTCATAATCCTTGACGGCATGACGGACGAGGAGAGAGAAAGATACGGCGTGAAATACACCGACGGCGAGCTTCTCGGCGCGGACATCTATCACAAACTGCTCGACATGCCCGAGGAGAAAATCCTTGCGATTTTCGACAAAGCCTGCTACCGACACAAACAGCTTATCGCAACGCTTTTTATCGATGCATATATGGCGCGTGACAACCGCATAAATCAGTATCTCGTGCAGAAGCTCAATGAAGTTTCAAAGAAAACAGACCCCGAGGGAATGTTCAAATCCATTCTCAAAGATATGGCAAAGGGGCTTGCGGAAGCCGCAGAATAATCAGGAGGAAGCAGATGCCCACACCTATACTGAAAATAATAACCGAATACTGCGAGCCTCTGATAGATGATATAAGGCTCACGGAAAAGAAAGCCGCCGATGCACCCTCCTACGCATGGACTATGTGGGGATATCTCAATTCCAAAATAGGGCTTTTCAGCACTCCGCCCGAAATACCGGAATATTTATTCGGCACATCGGAAAAGCCGCGCTTCACCGAGCCTGCATTCACAACCTACCGATATGCGACGGAAGCGGAGCTGATAGAGCCGCTGACAATCACTTTGCCTTCCGGATATACGGGCTATGAGCTATTTGCGGCGCAGACGGTACGTGTAAACTCGCTCGGAGACGCATGGTATGAGCCCTCTCCCATATGCACATACGACGCGGAAAACGGCACCGTAACGATAAATGCAGGGGAAAGCCGTACCGTGCCGCAGGGAACGGTATTTGACTTCGACTTCTACACGGACGGACGCTTCGAAGCAAATCTGAACAGAGAGGTAATGAGCATTCTCGGGCTTTGCTTTGAAGTGGCTTGGCTTAAACGCGAAAAAAACAACTGGCTCTCTAATGTGCCGAAAACGGAGGACAAGGCATTCAAGCAGCAGAACGCGGCAAATCACATGGCGGAAAGCCGGAGAACCTACCGCGATGCGGAAAATGAGCTTTACAGCAAAATGCGGAAGCTCGAACAAAACGACTGGTATAAGCAGACTTTTCCGAGAGGAATACTTAAACTGTGAGGTAAAATATGGAGAAATTTATCATAACCCGCGAAATGCTCAAAAAAGCAAATACTTACATGCCTATCGGTACGAAAGCCGATGTGGCGGCGACAATAGCGAAGAACGTTCTTTGCGAAGCACCGACGGCGGAGCAAAACAAAGATGGCGAAAAGATACTCGCTCTTCCTTATCTGAAAACCGAAAGCTACGCGATAAAGCAGATGCAGCTGATGTCCGTGCTTCTGACATTCTACCTCGATATCGAGCTGACGGCACCTTTCACGGAGAACGACTATGACCTCTATGCCGCCTCACGTCTGCCGGCGCAGCTCGAGGGCTTCAAAAAGGACGCGGAGGTAAAAGAAATCGCCTTTGCGATACTTGCCGACTACAAGGAGCTCGAAAAAGCGGTAAACATCGAAATATACAATCAGAGATGCACGGAAAACGATTCCATAGCGCGTTTCACAGCCGGAATGTCGATAATGGCAGACCCCGAAAACGTGAAGAAGCTCTATGATGAACTCAAAAAGGCGGCGAATGAACTCGGCGAAAAGCAGAGGGTAATAAAAGAAAAGGCAGCAGAAAATCACAAAAAGGGTGAAAAATCATGAGCGAGGCATATACGCAGTGGTATCCGTATCTCTGCGTTCAGGACAGTTACTTTAAACTCGAGGGTGCGGAGAAAATACCGAGAAAAATCTGCGACTATCTGATTGACGCGCCGAAAGGGGAATACACGCCGCCGGATGACAACGCATATTCGCGATGCCGCCTCTGGAAATATCTCTATTATGACGGCGCAAAGCCTCTCGGCGAGCCGCTGCCGACAATACAGCAGAAAATGAGCGTTGTATTCGATGCCGACAGCCCCGAGAAACCGCCCACCGACAAAGGCTATCGTCTTATCCCGCAGGTATACATAAAGCCCGCGCAGACCGATGCGCAGACGCGGATTTACGTCTACATGGGACGGACGGTGCCGTCGAACGACGAATTTAAGATATGCATCGGCGTGAACTTCTTCATCTGGACGCACTACACCTATGAGAGCAATACCAAAAGCGACGAATACAGCCGTTGCTTTGCCATAGAGCAGGCTATCATAGAGGCTCTGCACGGCGTATCAATGGACGGCATAGGCACGTTTTTCATGGCAAAATCGAAGCATCCCGACTGCGGAAGCAAGGCTATATTCGACGGAGACACAAATGTGGGCAGGCAGCTCACTATTGCGCTTGAAATTGCCACTACCGCAAATAAAAGCCATACCGAATTTGAAAACATGCCGCTCTTCGGGAACAACCCGAACATAAGGCTGGGATGAGGAGGAAAGCATGCAGAATATAATCGCCGACATAAGCTTCGGCAAAAACGGAAAAGCGGAATTTACGCGGGAAGAGCTTGAAAAGCTCCTTTCCGCCGCATATACCGCAGGCGCAAAAGGACGCGGGCTTGCCTTTGAATGCAGGGCAGACGGGAAAAACGCCGCAGTAATCTATTACGAAGGGGAAAATGTGATTTTCCGCGGAAATGCTGCAAAAGGCGGTGAAAAACGTGAATCAGAGTGAAAAATACATAAAGCAGAGCTTCGGCTTTCGCACGGCGGTAAATGTGCCGCAGAGCAACGCGCCGCCGCAGTATGCCGACAGGCGCAGGCAATATATGGCACCGCGGACGGTAAAATTTGACGCGGAGCGGGCAAAATACGCCACCGACTATGTTTCCGCCGCCGTTCAGGGCTTAACGCCGGATTTTTACGAATGGACGGAAACAACCGTGCGGCTTGCGGAAAACCTCGACGCTTCGGCAAAGGTTGTCAAAAGAACAGACGACTACAAGGAAATTCTTTTCGACAGCGAACGCATAGACTACTTCCCAATAGGTGCGAAGATAAAAACGATGGGCAGTACATGGATATGCACAATGCCTTCCAATATGTCAAGCGCAAGATGCACTGCGCTCATTACAAGATGCAACGCCTCATACAACAGCTATGACGACTACGGCAATGTAATAACAGAGCCGATAATCGCCGAGAGCTATGCCATGCAGGCAAACGCGGATGTGAAGGGACAGAACGTGATGCTCCCCGAGGGCTATTTCAACATAACCGCGCAACTTAACGAAAATACGCGCAGGCTGGGGCACAACATGCGCATAGTCCTCGGCACAAAGCCCTACAGGATAACCGGATTTACCGACTTCATGCAGGAATTTTCAGGCGACAGGGACAGTTGCCACCTGCTGAAATTCACCGTGCGCATAGAAGAGCCGAACATAACCGATGACGTGACCGAAAACTTCATAGCGGGCGGCAATGCAAACAGCTTCACCGCGGAAATTTCGGGAAACCGTGATTTGGCTATAGGAAAACCTTCATATCTGAACGCGATTTTCAGGGTAAACGGCGAAGCCAAAAGCCCCGATGATATGCCTCTGACATGGAAATGGACTTCTTCGGATGAGGAAACGGCAACGGTCAGCGAAAGCGGGCTTGTGACGGGCATAAAGGCAGGTAATGCCGTGATAACCGCCACTCTCCTGCAAAATCCGAATGTATCGGCTGCGGCGGAGATGACAATAAGCACAAACGGAGAAGAAAACCTGCAATTCCGCGGTAATGTGCCGAAGAGCATAAAGCAATACACCGACGCCATACTTAACGCAACGGGATTTGACGGCGGATTTTCCACCGCACGACCCGTAACATGGCTTTTCTCGGGTGCTTTGCCGGAATGCTACTCGATTACGCCCATAGCCTCCGATGACATACTCAATTCCATAGCGGACACAAATGCGGGAAACGGCATTCTGACGCACAGCTATACGGCGGGAGACGAGTACACAGGCTCACAGCTGCAGATTGCGGACAGCGGCTCTCTCATACAGTACAGCGACGACGCAAGATACGCCGTGGCATCTCTCGAAATAAAGAGCGGCGAGCTGATGGGCATATCCAACGCCGTAAAAATAAGCTGTCTGAAATCGAGCGATGTTCCCTTAACCGTTACGGCGGTTTGCGGCAACCGGCAGATAAGCACGACAATAGAACTGGAGGGATATTAAATATGGACAAGTACATATGCCCTTACAGCAAACGGCTTACTCATCTGCGCTATCTCATATGCGCAGACCTTATCGACAAGGCGACAAATCTCAATGACGAAAAATCGGCACTCGGCGCATTCTGCGCACATCAGCACTTCTGCACCTGCTCGGGGCGGGCAGAAAATACCGAAGGTGCGCGGGAATGCTATCAATACAGAGTGAGACGAAACGAATCGGAGGCTCACGGAAAAGATGAACGCGCATAAGTCCATAAGAAGCAAGGCAATCCGGAACGGAGAACCAACAGAGGCGTGCGGGCTTTGCTTTTACCCGATAACAATGGAAAACTACGAGGAATTTTCGGCTTGCAAAGATGCCTTACTTCTGCGGCTGGGTACGCTCCCTGTCAAGTATTCATGCCGCAACTATCTTTCGGCTGTCTTTGCAATGGAAACCGACGCGGCACTCGAAGGCAATCCCACGGCGGGAATATTCGCCCGAATATTGACGCTTACATGTCTGTCCCTGCGGATTGGATTTGACATGGGCGAAATATTAGAGCATGCTACCGTAATCAGAGACGAAAAAGGAATAAGCCTCTCGGAGCTTGAATTTTTTCAAAACGGGAAAGCCGTCAGGGTGACTGCACGCGAATTTTCAAATATCATCAGACCGCTTATAGCCGAGCAAAACGGACTAAAGCTGCCGGACGAAAGCGAAAATGCGGAGCTTGTAAAGGACGCAGAGCTTCTGGCAAAATCCGACAGCGATATAAGTCTCGATATAAACACCGATGACCTCATAGCTTCCGTTGCCTATCAATCGGGCATAAGGGAACGCGATATAAACGAATGGACTGTGCGCGAATTTGAAAACCGACGCAAAGCGATTCAGCGTGACAAGCGATATCAGATGTACGGCACGGCAGAACTCTCGGGAATGGTATCATTCAAAAAAGGAAATCCCGCGCCATGCTGGGAATTTGATATCAAAGCGGACGAATGCGGCACGATGCCGCTGTCCGAAATAGGAAAAGTATTTAACAAGTAAAGGAGAAAAATAATGAACACAATCTTCAATTTCGGCGACCCCAATCTCATTGCAAAGGGTCTTGTGGAAATGACGGTGCGCGACCCCGCAACGGGCAATATCGTGGCATACGACAACATACCCTCCGAGGGCGCAATCAACTACACATTCAACCTTCAGGCAATTGAAGGCGGCTTCCTCAACAAGCTTGTAGACCTCATACCCGATACAACAAGACTTTCGGGCTCTTACACATCGCAGGCATTTTCTCTCGGTCTGCGTCAGCTTCAGACAGGCGGCTCGATGGGCTACAACGGTATTACCCCCGTATGCGAGACTGTCACCGCAACAGGCGCGGCTCTCACCGTTACGCAAACGCCCGTAAAGGACTATGCACAGCCCGCAACAGACACGGGATGCTGGTGCACACTGCGCGAGCATAACGCCGCAAAGTACATGGGCGCAAACTACTACATCGACCCGACAACAAAGCAGGTGACGGGCTTCAACGCCATAAGCGGCAAGCAGTACGATGTATTCTACTTCACGCAGAGCGCATCCACACAGTATCTCGGACTGCCCACCTCCGCAAATCCCGCCGTTCTTGCGCTCACGCTCAAATACGGCATTTTTGCCAAGGTAAACGGCGAGACGAGCAACAGCCCCCTCGCAGGCTATCTCTATGTCAATGTTCCCCGCGTAAAATTCGGCGGCGATGCAGGCATAAGCGGCAATCAGACAAGCAACAGCACAACCGCGCTCACATGGCAGGCACTCGCACCCGATGATAACACTATGGCTTGCGCAGCTTGCGGTAACGACAACAGCAACTACGCATACTATGTGTACGTCCCCTGCAGCGGCACAACATCCGCCGTAGAGGCACTCGCGATAATCGGCGAGGGCATAACCGTAGCCAAAGGCTCAACGGAGAGAGTACCCGTAAAATACTTCATGCCCGACGGCTCTACCGTACAGCCTGTATATTCCGACCTGACATACGTTTCCAAGGCACCCGCAACGGCAACCGTTGATACAAACGGACTTGTAAAGGGTATTGCCGCAGGCACAACCGAAATCACGGTAACGCTTACGCGCAGTACCGGCGGCAATCTTGTCGCATACTGCAATGTAACGGTAACGGCGTAATTTTCTGAATGTCCCGTCTCGGCTTTCGGGACGGGACATTTTTTAAAAAAGGTGGCATGCACATGATAACATCGAGCATTTCCGTAATCGGCGCGGAAGCCGATTTGAGAGATATTCTCGCGGACATAGAAACAAAATTTCCATATGCGCTGGAATATGTCAGTGCCGAAATCAGAGACGCACTGCAAAAACATTTGCAAAGCGATTTATTCGATGCGTACACTCCCGAACACTACACGCGCCGCCGCGGGAATACAGAACGTGGCAGGGCGATTGAGGACGAGGGCAATATATCATCCGAAATTGTAGGAAACAGCCTGCATTTTTCTTATGAGCCGGAGGGAGAGAATACGCCGTACAATCATCAGATATTCGGCGACCATCTCATCTATATCCTGCAAAAAGCCGAGGGATACAACTGGGGAGACAACATCCCGCCGCGCCCCTTCTGGAACAGCATGATAGATGACCTCAAGGACGGGCGCATAATGAGTGCATTTGCAAACGGGATGACGGCGCAGGGCTATACGGTGACGGGCACGCAGGGCATAGACGGACTGGACGAATACAAAATCTAAGGAGGCGCAAATGGCGCAGATTTTACTAAATGTAGAGCTTAACAGTGCATCGGCGCAAGGCAGCCTTGCGAAGCTGAAAACAGCAATATCCAAGCTGCAAGAGCCGCTTGCAAATCTGCAGAAAACAGATATAAACAGCAGGCTCACGGCACAGCTGAATGTTTTAGCAAAGAGCTTTGATGCGGCAAGCAAAGGCTCTGCCAACCTTGTAAACGGTGTAAAAAAGCTTAAAACGCCGCTTACAAACCTGCAGAAAATAGAAATAAACGGCAAGCTCACCTCCCAGCTGAACGCGCTTTCAAACGCTTTCCGCGCTACGGGAGAAAAAGCAAACAACGCGGCAAAGAACATCCGCGAGGTATCAAAAGCCGTAAACGAAAATCAAAAAGCGGTCAGCAAAAACGGTGCCACTCTGCTTGACAATGCGGCGGCATTTCTGAAATGGCAGGTTGTGGCTACGCTCGTAATGAAGCCGCTGAACGCCATACGCGACGCCATAAGCTCGATAGATGAGGTACTTATCGAGACGGAAAACCGCATTATCGAAATAAAGCGAGTGCTTAATGAGGACATTCTCAACGACAGAATTTCCAAGAAACTCTATGAGTTGGCACAGAACTTCGGACAGACTTTTGAAAATGCGGCGGATATAGCTACAAACTTTGCACGCTCGGGCATGACATGGTCAGATTCCGTAAAGGCAACGGAAGCGGCACTTCTCGCGCTGAATGTTGCGGAGCTGGATGCGGAAGAAGCCTCAAATGGGCTTATAGCCATAATGACGCAGTTTGGCAAGGGTGCGGACGAGCTGACATACATAATCGACATACTCAACAAAACGGCTGACAATGCCCCCGTATCGACACAGAAACTACTTCTCGCGCTTGAAAAAGTCGGCTCTTACGCAAATCAGGCGAAAATGAGCCTTGAAGAAACCGTTGCCGTAATCACTGCGCTTTCGGGTGCAACGGGCGCGAGCGGGCAACAGCTCGGCACGGCGGTTAAGTCTCTGCTTGCGTATACGACAAAGGACAGCTCACTGAATGTTTTTGCTTCGCTTTCCGCCGACATGCAGAATATTGTCGGCGAATACAAAAAAGGCGCAGCATCCATTCTCTCCGTATGGCAACAGCTCTCGAAAGAGATAAACAGCCTTTCCGCAGAGCAGGCGGACAAGCTTGCCGAATATTTTGAAAGCACTGACGGAAAGAGCATGGAAGAAGCACTCGGCGAAGAGCTTTCCGAGATATACGACAGCATGACGGGTGTATATGACACGGCAGGCACATACCGCAAAAACTACTTTATCGCCCTGATGAAGAACTTTGAGGATGTTCAGACCGCGCTCGACAACATGAACAATGCGGAGGGCTACTCTCTCAAAGAAAACGAGCAGTATATGGACACATATACCGCAAAGCTGAATACTTTCAAGGCAAAATGGCAGGAACTCGCAAACGATGAGCAGGGATTTTTGGCATTCAAAAAGACACTGCTTGAAATCGGAAACGGACTGCTCACTCTGATAAAATATACGGGCGGGCTCTCCAGCGTAATCGGAAAGCTCGGCGGTTTGCTGCTTGTAACATTCAGCGGTAAGATATCTTCGGGCTTAAGCAATCTTGTAAGCGGCTTCAAAGCCTTAAAAACGGGCATGGATGCCGCTACCGCAAGTGCCGCCGCATTACAGGCGACCATCAGCTGGATAGGCGTTGCCATAATGGCTGTATCGCAGGTTATCGGACTTATCAACGCATATAAGCAGGCACAGCACGAAGCACGCCTTGAAGCCATAGAGGCATGGGATGCCATAAGCGACAATACGCAAGAGCTGAAAGCTCTCGCCGCGCAATATGAAAAGCTGACACCGCAAACCGATGAATACTATGAAGTAGAGCAAAAGCTTGTAAAGCTGCTTTCCAAAGACAAAAAGGACGCGCTCAAAGACCTAAAGGAAGGCACGGAGGAATACAGTGAAGCTCTGAAAAATCTTACGGAGCAGGAACTGGCAAACGCAGAGCTAAAAGCAACATTGGCAATGCGAGCGGCAAAAAAAGAAGTTGAAAAAAGCAAAGATGTCAGAAAAATTTTGAGAACAGACGGTGCGTTTTGGGACGACGATGTTTCTAAAAAGTATTTCAACTTATATGATGCTGACTCCTTAAAGCTTTTTAATGTGCTCAAAGAACTCGGCATATTGAGCCGCATTACATATGATACACGCGAAATACAGGGCGTAAAGATGAATAGCGCTTCTGGCGTTATGACGGGCGGCTTTGAAGAGGGAAAGGACGCTGCAACACTTTATCGGAACTATCAAAAACTTGAGCAAAATATCCAGACACTTTATTCAAGATATAAACAGGCGATTCTTGATGGCGATGCCGAGCTTGCGGAAAGTTTGCTTGATTATATTGACAGGCTTCAGCAGGCGCAAGACAAGGTCTCCGAAGTTATGGGGACTTATAAGGATACCAAAGACAGCGTAGACGATATCAAAGAAGCGCAGGCTAATCTCAACAAGGAAATTGACAATGCCGAAGACCCTGCCAAAAAGCTCAAAGAGCAATATGACCAAATAAAAGATGCTCTGCAAGGGCTGATAGACAAGCAAAAGGAAGCCAACCAATTTGAAAATTACCGCAAGTCGGTACTCGATGCGGAAGCAAATCTGCTTGAAGCTCAAAGGGCGGCGGAGGAGGCTATAGCCGCGAAAAAAGAAGCCATAGCCGCGCAGGAAGAAGAACTTTTGCAGGCGCAAAAGGACGCGGCGGAAGCTATAGCCGAAAAACGCGAAGCCATAGCCGAAAAGGAGAAAAATCTCGAAGAAAAGAAGCTCGACCTTATAAAAGCTCAAAAGGAGCTTGCCGATACAATAAACGAGCGGAATGTTCGCGTATTCAACGAGCAATCGGGACTTTGGGAATGGCAGGCAAACGAGAAAAATGTTCAGAAGGCGCGTGAAAATGTCGAGAAGGCGCAAAAGGACATTCTGAAAGCCGAAAAAGATATCGAAGATGCGATAAAAGCTCTGCACAAGCAGGAAGAAAAGAACGCTCAAAACATAGCGAAAGCGCAAAAGAACCTGCAAAAGGCTGTAGAGGCTCTCGCAGAGCAGGAACGCAAAAATGCCGAAAACATAGCAAAAGCTATGGAAAAGCTCGCCGAAGTGCAAAAGAAAATCGGCGATGAGCTTCTGCAAAAAGCTATTGCCGAGATAAAAGGAATGCTCGATGCCGGAAAGCCGCTGAAGGACATCTACGACAAAATCAATGAGTGGATGGCTTATTACAACAACGTGATGGGCACATCGGGCATACCGCCGTTCGTCATCGAGATTCTCGACGCAATAGCACGAATACAAGGCTTAGGCAATACATATGCCGACTACACTAAAAACACCATATCTTCGGGCGCGGCTTCATGGGGTGACATTGCAGGCGCATTCTGGGAAAAATATGGTGACAGAGTTGAAGCAGGAGACCCTGATGCTGTAGAGGCAAATAACCGTCTGAACCGTATAAACGGTAGCGAGCGAACATTTATACCTTCTTCTGACATGAACGGAACATACAACGGCGAATCGTATATTTACGACACTATCGGCGGCTTGTATTACAAAAGGAGCGATGTGCGTTTCAATGGAGATGGCACATACACCGTCCCTGCAGGAGCGGAGGCTCTCGGGTTCGAAGAATCACTTGAAGTCAAAAAAGGTTATGGTGGCGGTCGAAACGGCGGTAACCAAATGGGCAACGCTAACAATCGTGTAAATCAGCTTTACGACAGCGGCGGCGTGCTTCACGGGCTGGGCGGAATAAAGGCAACCGAGCGGGACGAAATGGTTTTGCCGCCCGACATCACGGAAAAGATACTCAATCCGCAGAATACGGTGGCTTTCCGGGACTTTTGCAATAATCTCGGCATACTTTACGGTGCGCTCGAGCATACGATGCCTACCCGCGGCAATGTGATAACGCAAAACCATACGGCGAACGACAATCGCAACATGTCACGCAATACATACATAAACGGCGTGCCGATTTCCTCCGAGAAGGCAGACCGCTATACGATATCGGAGCTTCTGCGTGAGATGCCCCTTGTGAGGGAATGGTAAAGAGAGGTGAACAATAAAATATGGCTTTATTTCAGGCAACAAACATAACGCCCTCGCTTTTTGCAGGTGAGGGCAACGGAACCGTCGCGGCAAACGACGCTATAGTCATATCGTGGCAGATAAACGGCACGGATGCGATGACGGGCTTTCGCATTTTGATAAGCAAGAACGACACGGCAAGCACGGAGGTACACGGTGTAACCGCTACGGACGGATGCCCCGCATACGGCACAAATGCAAACGGGGAACAGCAAATATTTACCTATGCGCCTACCGACAGCTCGGGCAAACCCGTAAAATGGAGCGATTGGGGCTTGACCGACGGTGCAGAATACAAAATGAACATAACTATTTACTGGGGCACAGTGCAAAGCACGCCTTTTGTAAATCTTTACTCCCCCGCAGTATTCCGCACGCGCACGGCACCGTCGCTTGCAATAGCCGTACCTGTCACTGTAGACAAGGCGTATACAACAATCTCGGGCGGATATGGGCAAGAGCAGGGCGACGCGATATCGTGGGTGAGATGGCAGCTTTACCTTGGAGTTTCCATAATAGGCGGCTATACTCCCGCCGAGCTGCTTGATGATACGGGCGAAATGACGACGGGCAGGCTGCAATACGCAATAAACGGCTTAATTTCGTGCAATACATATTTTGTAAAATGCACAGTACAGACGGAAAGCGGAGTGCAAGTCAGCCAATTAAGCAAATTTACCGTCAATTACAATATGGCGGCGGGCGACGGCACCATGACGGCAAAATGTCTTTCAAACGGGGCTAATCTCCTTCAGTGGGAGCAAGATATCGTTGACATCGAAGGCTCGGCACCGCCCGACTTTTCAGGGCTTGAAAACGGGTACTCGATAAAAGACGGCAAGCTATCGCTTGATTTTTCCTATGTGATGTGGAATGTAGCGAACGGAAAGCCTTTTTCCGAATACGCAATCGTGAATAACGGCTGCTGCATACTATGGAAATTCGATTATTCCGCACCGTTTAATCCGCCTGCGCGCTCATATGCTCCCGAGCTGGAAATCCAATACAACATCGGGACACTTGACGAGAAACTGCCAAGAGTAACGCATATCAACTTTGCCGCGGGCAAGGAAAACACAATAGAGGCGTACTACTGCCGGAAGTCTGACGAAAAGCTTCTTGCACCGCCCGATGCATCGGTGGCAATTGCACCGCCCGATGGCACAAAATCTCTCCTGATAGGGATTACTTATAATAACGCAACAGGCATAGCACCCGGTGCTGTTCTGTTCTGGCACTGCCTCGACGCAAGCGGAAGCAAAATATCCGATGACTTCACTGTTCTTTCGGAGGATACATCGGAATTTCCGTATCAGATACGAGGCGCGTTTCTCAGCGGCACTCAGACATGCGATTATCTGTATATCGAGGACGGGGGTAACAGAGACCCCGCGGCAGCTATTGCTACGCCAGCTTTTGTCTATCCGACAACGAAGCTTTACGCAAACTTCGCAGAGGGATTGCAGGCGGGTAATGCAAGCGCAAATCTACACAATGCAATCTACCGTCAGGATGCCGAAAATGCAGGACTGAAAAAAGTGCTTTACGAAGTGCCGACAAAATACAATGAGATACGTGACTTCGGCGTGAGAAGCGGCGAGACTTATACCTATGAAGCATATCACTTGTCAGCCGACGGTGAAACGTTTGAAGCCCCGCTTTCGTCCACACCAATAACACACAATATCGATTCGTACATTCTCATGGAAGCGACAGAGGATGCCGATTACCGCAATGTATGGCATGTCCGCGATGTGTGGAATTTTGCCTACAATATCCAGCACTCGGAAATTTCCAACAACAATACGCCGAATATGATGGCAAACTTTACGCCGTATCGCAGGAGACAACCGTCGACTATACACGGCAAAAGCGGCACACTGCAAGCCCTCATCGGTAATATGGATTTCGGAGAGTACGGTGACACATGGCAACGGATGGAAAAGCTTTTTGCAATTTCAAGCGGTGCTAAAACATTCTTTCTCAAAGATGCCAAAGGCAACTTATATATGGTAGGCATATCCGCACCTGTGACACAGACGATAGCTATAGGAAACGAAAGAAAGCAGGTCATGGCATCAATTTCGTGGGAGGAAACAGGAGATGCAAGCGAAGCAGTCCTTATTCAAACTCCTGCGGACGAAGGATGGGCAAATTCAAACATGGTATCGCGCGTAAAGGCTGATGTCAACATGACATCAGGACAGCTCGCTTTTTCGTATCCGGCGGACTACAAAGGCACGACTTTTAATATCGGCAGTTCTGACGAGGTGCTTGGGATACCGCTCCCCGTAACTATTGACGGCGTTCTCAAGGCAACGACACCGGATGATGTATCTCCTACTATTTGCAGTATAAACAACGATAACGGCACGCTTACGGCATGGGAGGCGGTGAACAATGATAAACAGATATAACGAGTATTTGCAAACTCTGAAAAAAGGTGCAAGAAAAATCTCCCGTCTCGAATTTCTCCAGCCTGATGATTCCGTGGCGTTTTTCCTCGACGGAAATTCAAGGCGACCCGTGAGAGGCAAATACGACAGCAGGGCTTTTTTGCAGGACGGCAGCCTGAATGTCTCACTGCAAAACGGTACACGGAGAAGCGCGAATATTGTTTTATCGAATATTGACGGTGCCTTTGACTACAATGTAAACAACATTTGGTTCGGAAGGCGCGTGAGGCTTTCAAAAGGCATTATTCTTGACGACGGCACGGAGTTTTACCTGCCGCAGGGAACTTTTTACCTGAAAAACCCTACGGCGGCACTGTCTCACGACACAAACACCATGAGTTTTGAGCTTGTCGACAAATGGGCATATCTCGACGGCTCTCTGCTCGGAACGCTCGAGAACACATATCAGGTAAATATCGGCACGAACATTTTTAATGCGATTGCCTCGATACTCCGCCTCTCAAAATACAGCTATGCTTCGGGAAATTTCCCCATGGAATGGATGATAGACCCTGTCACGCCTGTTTTTACAAGCTACTATAACGGTAAAACATATCTTGCCGCAAGAGGCGACGGCAGTGTATCCGAGAATGTGCAGATGACGGAAGTACCGTTCACGATTTCCGAAAGCGGCGGCTCGAGCTTCGCACAGATTATTCTTGCCCTCAACGATTGCATCGCGGGACTTATCGGATATGACGCAACGGGTGCGCTCCGCATCGAGCCTTCGCAGGATGATGTGGACGATTCCGCAAAGCCTGTATTATGGGATTTTTCGACGAATGAGAACATGCTTTTCTCAATCTCCGAAACATGGGCAAATGCCGATGTCAAAAACGATGTGATTGTTGCGGGCGAGGGTGCTACCGGACATGCCGTCTACGGCAGAGCGACAAACCGCGACCCGAAAAGCGATACCAACATAAACATTATCGGCAGAAAGCTATACCGCGAGGACAAAGCCGAATACTGGAACGCCGACCAGTGCGTGGCACTTGCAAAATACTATCTCAAGCGCAAATCGGTACTGCAAAAGACGGTAACGCTCGAAACCGACCAGATATTCCACCTGCACGAAAACAGGCTTATTTCCGTCAGGCGCGAGGATAAAGCGGGGCATCCCGTAGAAAGGCACCTGATACAGGGCTTTACGCTTCCGCTCGGCGAAACGGGCGCGATGAGTATAAACGCAGTGAGTGTAAACGACTATCCGCAAATTTCCGTCACGGCTTCGACGGATTTTACAGGAGGCAAATCATGAAAAACAATCTGAAAGACAGCAGAGACATCCGCACGGCTATAGAAAATATAGCGCGGGAAATATGCCGAGAGGAAACAAGGGATTGCCTGCGGCTTTACAAAGCCACCGTAACAATGACGGCGGCGGTGGGCGGCTCGGAAATGGGCGTGAAGCTCGTAGGCGATGCGACGGAGCTTTTCCTGCCGTACAAATCTACCGTATCGGATGCCGCAGTCGGCTCTGCGGTATGGGTGGCAAAAATCTATGGCTCATGGCGAAACGCCATAGTCTGGGATAAAATATAAAATCAGGAGGTAATTTTTATGCAAGCACAAACAACGCAAATCGGCATTGTTTCTCCCGTAGTAAAAGGCGAATGGAAAAGCACTGTGACATACAACAAGCTGAATATCGTCACGCACAACGGCGTCTCCTTTATCGCCTACGGCACTGTTACGGGGATAGTTGAACCCGGTGTTACTGCCGGATGGGAATCATACTGGATGAAGCTGTCCACAAGCCCTGTGCCGATGGGCGAATGGAACAGCACAACAACATATCCGTATCTCGCCATTGTAACGCTCGACGGCTCGAGCTACATAGCAAAAGAGGAAAACTACAATAAAAACCCCGCTACTTCTTCCGCATGGCAGCTTATAGCCGAAAAAGGCGATGACGGCGGTTTCAGTCCGACGGCAAAAGTTGAGCAAACAGCCGATGGCGCAGTAATAACCATCACGGACAAATCAGGCACAACAACCGCAACGGTGACCGACGGCAAAGACGGCAAGAACGGGACTAACGGCACGGACGGCAAAAACGGTACTGACGGTGTATCGCCGACTGTTGCAACACAGGATATCACAGGCGGCACAAAGGTAACCATCACCGACAAGGACGGAGCGCATGAATTTAATGTGATGAACGGTACGAATGGTACAAACGGTAAAGACGGCACCGATGGTACAGACGGTACGGATGGTATAACACCGACAATCGGCGCAAACGGCAATTGGTATCTCGGAAATGCGGATACAGGCAAACCTTCTCGCGGTGCAACCGGTGAGACCGGAGCGGCTGGCAAATCCGCATATGCCTCAGCGCAGGACGGCGGCTTTACAGGCACGGAAGCGCAGTTTAACAAGAGCTTGTCTGTCATGGGCGATGTTTCGGGAATTGATACTACAGTGACGCAGAACAGTGGCAATCTCATTACGAGCGGAGCGGTGTATGGCTCATTGGCAAGCAAAGAGGATAAAATATCCATACCTGATTACTGGGAATCGGCGCTAACCAATGCTGTAGCAAGAGCTAAAGCTAAACAGGATATATCAGGCAATAAATGTATTAACTTTATTATGTTTAGTGATATGCATGTAGATGCTGATTATCCTACTGATACTAACTATGTTAAGCACATTGGTAATATAGCAGAAATAGCATCTGAAAAACTTAATATTCCCCTTGTTGCTATGCTTGGAGACCATGTAACAGCATCTATATCTCAATCTGTGGCAGATATGGAGGCTAATGGTGTAGCTTGTATGGATATACTTAAAGATATCCCTGATACTAAATTACTTAATATCCTTGGTAATCATGATATAAATGGTGGACAAGGTTATCTTACATCATTATCCCAGCCAGTAATATTTAATACCTTGTTAAGAAAAGAAAGTCAAGATTTTAAGAGAGTTTGGGACATTGATGGTAGATATTTCTACATAGACAACATCCCACAGAAGACAAGATTTATCTGTCTGTATACTAACTGGTGGGATAAATCAATATTAAATGGTAATACTGTATCATTTAGATATCAAAATTCTTTTGGCTTTGGTCAACAGCAAATGGATTTTATAATAAATGCTCTGTCAACAGCAATGGATGATTGGAATATAGTTATCTTAGAGCATACACCTGTAATAGCTGGTTATAGTTGGAGAGAATTATCCTTATACAGAGGAGTAATAAACGCATATAAACATAGAGCTACTTTTACTGATACATATACAGGGGATTTAAATTGGGAAAATGTATCTGTAAATTGTGATTTTACAAATGCTAAAGGCAATTTAGTGGCTATGTTTACAGGGCATACTCATCAGGATTTAATTTACCCCGAAGGCAATGCCTCAACTGCTATAGACATTCCTGTCATAACTATTACTTGTGCAGCTAATAGTCCTTATGGCACTAATCCACCAACAAGGACTTTAGGTACAGCAAGTGAGACAGCCTTAGATATAGTATCAATAGACACAGAAAATCTTAATATCTATATGACAAGAATAGGCACTTTAGGCGAAGCAGAAAGAAGTGTAGCATATACTAAATATCAACCTGCTCCTCCTATTACTAATCAAATACCTATATCTGTAAATGTAGCTGATAATAATATCTACAATGGCACAGGATATAAGGCATCTACAAGAATCAATTCCTCGGGTGCTGATGTTGCACTAACAAGTGGTACATCTCCAGCCTTTACAACTGGTTGTATCCCTATCAAAAAGGGTGATGTTGTTAGGATGAAGAACTGTTGGATAGACCCTGATGGTACTGTGGAAGTATATGGACAAACTGCTGGTGGACTTAATATAGATGGCTATACTGGAGATGACAGATCCACTACATATAAACATTTAGGTGCTTGGGCACAATGGACTGATACTGGTACAGCTAAAGGATTTGTATCCAATTTCACTTATGATGATAGTGGTAATCTAAATGGATTTACTTATGACAATTCTGGTGGCACTACAGAAATAAAGTATATAAGATTTACTTTAGGTGGCAATCCTGAAGAAGCAATATTAACAGTTAATGAGGAAATTGTGTAAAGGTGTACAGGAGGTAATATGAAAATCGATTATAAAGTGTTCGGCACAGCAAGTTACCCGCAAATTACCAGCAAGTAAAAATAAAAATTTAAAATTAAGGAGATACAATTATGAACTGGAACGATATTTTATTTACAACCATCGGCATTATACTCACAGCCGTTATTACATGGCTCGGAAACAAATTTTCCGCCTTTCTGACGGCGCATATCAAGGATGCGAAAGCCCTTAAATACATGAGAGATATCACGCAGATTGTGCTCAACGGCGTTAAGGCTACATATCAGTCGTATGTTGAGGGGCTGAAAGGCACCGACGCATGGACAAAAGAGGCGCAGAAAAAAGCTCTTGATATGGCACTCGACACTATAAAAAACCAGCTCTCGGACGAGCTTATGAAATTTATCGCGGAGAACTTCGGCGATGTCGAACGATGGCTTATCGGCAAAATAGAATCATCCCTGTATGACCTCAAAAACAAATAAAAAAAGCAAAGGAGACTCTTTTATGAGCGAGCTTACAATGCCCGAGCGCATGGCAAAAGTGGAGGAACGCGCAAAATCAAACACGCACCGCATCGACCAGCTGGAATCACTTGCTACCGAGATACATCAGCAGAACATAGCTATAACCGAGCTCTGCGGAGAGCTGAAACGGACAAACGACAATGCGGAAAAGACCGCCGCTATCGTAGCCGACCATGATGACAGGCTGGACGCTATAGAGAGCAAGCCTCTTGTGCTTTGGGACAAAATCAAAATAGCCGCCGCAAGTGCCGCCGTAACCGTGGCGGTGACCGCGATAGTCGGCGCGTTGATGGCGCTTTTGCGGTAATGCGCCCTGCGGCTTAAAATGCGGGGCTGTGCGGCGATTTGTGCGTTTACATATAAGTTTACCCGAAAAACGCGAAACGCGCCGTACCAGCCGCATAGAGGTTCACACAGGCATATCACAAAGAGCAGCACGCAACGCGCAACGACCGGAAATAAAGATTACAAACAAAAAAACAGCCTTTGCGGGCTGTTTTTTGTAATTATATCAAATCGGCAAGGATAAGCCGCATAAGGTACTGCGGCGGGTCGGAGTGATTGTTTGTCTCTGTCAACCAGTTTTGCATCGTGCGCCGCGGGATGCCGTACTCGCGGTAAAAATCGGCTATGCTGCCACCGTACAGCCGGAGCAATGTGTTTATGCTTATTCCGTCGCGACACTCATACAGCACCGTTAAAACCTCGACGGCTTTACTCGCACCGTCATCCTCGTAATAGCTGTCGTCCGGCAGCGAGCCGCCGCACTCGCCAATGTAGCCTTCGAGCGTGTTGCACTCCCGAGCTGCCGCTAATAATCTTGTGACCTCTGATAATTTCATGACGGCAGTTCATCCATACATTCGCACTCGTCGCGGTAGGGACAATCAGCGCAGCCGACTTCGCGCATGACATCGCACAAAATTTCTGCAAGCTCATTATCATCTGCATCTGGGTTGACATCATCAGGGCTAAGCCGTGCAGCCAATGAGGCAATTTGTTCCCAACTCGGGTTCGGAAAATCTTTGCCATTTATCATAATGTTAATGATTTTTCCCTCGTTGATAACCATTGCGCAAGTCCCATCGCGTGAGATATACGGACGGCACCAAGACAAATTCTCGCCTGTTTCCATTGTTTCGTACAATTTTATTTTCTGCTTCTCCATTTCTTTTCCTCCTCTTGCATTTGCTTTTAGTCTTTTAGTAATTCGATTATTTTTCCTGCGTTCGATTCGTGCAGTAATGCATAGTATTTCAAAAGTCCGTATGCTTCAAGGCTGCGAATTTTTGCCTCCTCGATATTTCCGCCGCAATGTTCGTCTGCCAAAGCCTGCAATGTCTCTTGCCTATCGGCTAAAAGACTGTCCGCCGTCGCGGCAAATTCAAATTTTTTCTCGGTGCAACTGTTTAAAAAATCTCTGCGCAAATTGTTCGCATATGCAATTTGTTTTTCCGATACGCCCGTGACCAGCGGCAAATTGTATTTTTCGATAAGGGCGTTTGCGCGCTTTTCTGCCGCGGCTTTTATGCGCGACAAGTAGCAGTCTTTGCACTCGTCATAATGCTCGGCGGCATAACTTTCAAAATTATTCGCATCCACACGATTAAAGCAGTTTTTTTCAACGACAAATTCCTTCCCGCATGTGGCACATATGCATTTTGCTTTTGCTTTTGCCATTTTCTTTTCCTCCTCGCCTTTTCGGCGTTTTCTGTTTATGCTCTTATTATAGCACCGTTTCGGTGCTTTGCCAATAGCTTTTTTGCATTTTTTGCAAAAACAAGCTCTTTGCGATGGCGTTCCCGCTTTTTCTTATGCCATCTCGTCAAACACGGCGTTTATCCGCTCGGCGGATTTTGACTTATTGAGCACGCTCACATAAATCTGTTGCGTGGTGCGTATGTCATTGTGACCGAGCGCATTTTGTATGTCACGCATAGGCACGCCCTTTTCGTCCCACAGCGAAGCCGCCGCATGACGCAGGGCGTGAACGCCTATTCCTTTTCGCCCTGTTACTTTTTCGATATATCTGTTTACCATCTGTAAAAGTCCTATGCTCGAAAATTCGTGCCATGCGGCACCGTTTGTCGTCTTGCCGTTTTCGTCGGCATCAGAGCCGAAAAGCAAATCATTTTCCGTGCACCACATAGGGCGCACCTCGCTGTTAAGATAATCCGTGACGGCTATGCGCGAAAGCTCGGGAAACGGTACTGTTCTGGATTTTCCGCCTTTGCCGTTTTTCAGGGTGATTGTGCGCCGCTCGAAGTCGACATCCGACAGTCGCAGGCTGCGCAGCTCCGCATTCCGCATCCCCGTCTGTATAAGCATAACTATCATTGCACGGTTGCGCAGGGCTGTTTTTCTGTTTATCTCCGACGGCGCATCGGAAGATAAAAGCCTCTCGATTTCGCCGAGCGTGAGAAGCTGATATTCTATTTCGCGCTGTTTAGGCACTTCATCCAAATCAACGGGATTTTCGCCGGCAAGCCTTACTTTTTTTGCCCACGTGAAAAAGCCGTGTAAAACCATCATGTAATGCCGCACCGTATTTATCGCCGCGCTCTCGGCGAGGCTCTCGCGCCATCCTATCACGGTGTCAAGGCTTATTTCCGCGCCTTCCGCCATGCCGCAGGAATCCATATAGGCGGCAAACTTATCTAAAATCATGCGGTAGCTTGATACCGTTACCGCGCTTTTGTTTGTGGACGGCAGGGCGGAAAGATACCTTTCCGCCGCCGATATGTATTGCTGTTTATTCATCCTTAATTCCTCCTACTGCGCCGAGCGGGAAAGCCATGCAGAATTTTCCGCGCTCGCTGTTTAGATGCGCTGATAAGTTTTGAACGCTCTGCGCTCGACTTCGCGCAGAATTTTCGCCGCGCTCTGTTTAGTGGCTGGGAGCATGAAATCAAAGTTTATCAGCCTTGCGGGGGCTTTTGCGTCGCCGCCTAATTTATGCTGGGGATTGTAGTAGCCATGACAAAAACCTTCTTCATCCGTGGCGTATGTCTCAACGCTCCAATACGACGCGAGCGGGGCGGGCGTGATTCCGGCTCTGTGCCATGCCGCCGCCAAATCCGCGCGGCTCTCGGGGTGCGTTTTGCACGCTGTAAAGCCTATCGTTATTTGCTCGCCGCGGCTGTTGCGCTCTGCAAATGTCAGATAAAAGCGATTCGGCGCGACGGTCTCGATGCTGTATCTGCGCTTCGTTGCCCTGTCAAAATTGATTTTCATCCGTTTCGCCTCCTCGCCTTTTGATTATGCCGTTTTTCTCGGCTTCGCTGTTTACGCCCATGAGCAGGAGCAAAAGCACGGAAGCAATGATATTTATAATTTTTTTCATCTTGTTTTCCTCCTCTTCTCGAAGCATTCGCGGGTAATTATATTCGGGTGTTTGCCTGTGTCGGCGTATCGCTGGCAGCTCGGGAATGGATTATAGCCGCTTTCCGTCGCCATCACTCTGTAAAAGTGCTTGCATCGCCTGCAATCGTTTTTCATCTCTTCATCCTCTCCGCCTGCCGCCATTCAGGGCGGCAGGCTTTATATAGTGGTCTGTTTACCTCTGTATCGTGTCTATTACCGGCGTAAATCCCTTTTCGGCGTAAAACTCTATGACATCCCGCATATATTCGCGGGCGGTGCTTCCGCAATTCCGCGCGATATATGTTGTTACGCCGCCTCGGAAGTTGACTATATCGCGCTTCAGGCTTTCGGGGATGGGCGGCAGTTTTCCGCGATATATAGCGGCGTTTCCGTCTTTGATGATAAGCTCTAACCCGGGATGCCCTTTGCGCTCGCCGTCAACGGTCATGTGGAGCAGCGCGGCATCGCGGTACGGCACATATGGGCACGGGCAAATACTTTTGAGCGTTCCGCGATAGTCGGAGACTACGCACAAATCGGAATAATATAAAACCGTGACGGGGTCGCCCTCTTCGAGGTTTGCGTTCTCGGTCTGTTTAGCTTCGTAGTCCCCGAAGGCTTCCGCCGCGGAAGCCTCGGAGGGAATGCAAACATATCGCGCATAGTCGAATCCTTCGGGGTCAATGACAAATTGCAGGACATCGCCGAGATAAACGGCTACGCAATTATTCATGTAAAATTCTACGCTTTCGCGCTGCTCTCTGTTGAGTTTGAAAAAGTTGTCATTTGTGACGCGCTCGTCACTGGTAGCCGTCCCGCCCATTCCGGCGAGGAATGAAAAATCACAAAGGAACAGCCCGCAAAAATCGTTGAAAATTGCCGCATCTGTAAAAATGACTTTCCGAGTAATCCGCGCCGATTCTGTTTTATTGCTTTCGCGCTCGTCTATTGATTCGCGGACTTCGGAAATATTGCTTTCTTTTCCGATGCCTGTTTTTAGCCCGTCAATCATGATTGCGGCATCCTCGGCAAGCTCCACAATTTCAACATGCTTTTCTATCGCGTCAATTTTTTTTTCCGTCTCGGCTGCTTCTTTTGCGGCGTTTTCTGCGTCAATTTTGCGCTGTTTCTCGCGCTCTTCCCATTCTGTGCGGCGTGCGGCTTCGTCTTTTTCTTTCTGCTCTGCGGCACGGCGGGAGAAATCCGCCGCGTCGCTGTTCTGCTCGTCTGTTGCTTTGGTCTGACTGTATTCGCCCGATACGGTAACGCCGCCATATAAAACATGGTGCGCGCCGTAATCGGCGTAAACATCGCCATCGTCGGCATCGGCTGCGTTAAAAAGCTTTTCACAATATTGATATATCGCTTCGAGCTGTTCTCCGTTTTCGCAATGGTCGCATAGGTCGCGCCAACTCGTCGCATCGGGATTTCCTTTGACAAGTACGCGCGCATAGGGTGATGCAATTATGCGGATGCTGCACTTATCGAGCCAGCCCGCGCCGCCGGAGGTAATGGAAAATTTGACCTCCGGGAATTGTTTTTTCAGATGCTCGCGGAAGTATGCCGCCGCGGCTCTGTCATAGCCCCAATTTTTAGCCCGCGCAAGCTCTTTTATTGCCGTTTTGATTTCGTTGTCTGTTCCGTATGCGGGGAGCTTGTCCGTTCTCGTGCGCTCCCAAAGGGAGGCGGCGCGTGGCTTGCTTGCCTTTGCATCCGTTGCAGGCTTTGCGGGTGCGTCTGTTTTGTCGGCGTTGTCTATCGCTTCGCGCGTGGTCTCCTCATCGGCGAAACCGTACCAAAGTTTTTTTGCGGCGTTCCATCTGTATCTCAAATTGCGGATAGCTGCGCGGACTGCTGCCGACGGGATGCCGTCAAATGTAATCTCAAAACTATTAAAATTTGCGTTTTTTGTGATTGTGTATTCCATTTTTAAATCCTCCATGCCTCACGGCGCTTTTTTTGTTTTTGGCATCTGGTTTGCCTTACGCGTTTATTATAGCACATAATGCGGATGATGTCAAGCACAATCCGCAAGAAACTTTTCAAAATGTTGCACAAAGTTTTTATATTATTTTTGTTGATTTTGCATATAGCTAACAAAACGCCGCGCATGTTATAATAAAATAAAGTAAAAGCAAGCCGGAGGAAAAAATGGAAGAAAAGGAAAAATTTAATCAGTCAAAATATAATTATCAGTGGGCACAAGAAAATTATTATCGCTTAACGGTCTTATTGCCCAAAAACCAAAAGGACAAAATCAAAGCCCATGCGGCGAGATGCGGCGATGCAAGCGTCAACGCATTCGTTAACCGTGCAATAGCTGAGGCAATGGAGCGAGACGCCGCAAGGCTTGACGCGCAACAGGCGGCAGAGCTGGAAGCCCTCGCACACGCTCACAAGCCCGCCGGAACATAAAAAAAGCGCGTGCACCGTCGCCCCCGTCAAAGGGCAAAAAAAGCACACGCGCACGCAATGGAGCAAATCAGGCGACGAGATGCAAGGCAACGCACGCGAGACCAGACCAGAGCCGGAGCGCAACCAAACGCAAAACACACAAAAAAGCAAAACCGCCACAAATGCCGGAGAGCCACACCCCGAACCGCATAAGCCAGCCGCACACGCTCACAAGCTGCGAGCCGTCTTTTTGCCTCGGGCGCATTGTCTCCGCTTCTGTCGGCGGTCTTTTTGCGCTATTATTATTTATATTGCAGTAGTATATTATATTTCGCTTAATATACTATATGCCATTATATAAATTATATCAAGATTAGATATTATATTTACATCTCATAAATTATATTACTATCAAATATTATATTTTATCTGAGATATATATTATATAATAATAAATATTATATCATCGGATATTATTATACTACGATAAAAAAGAAAAATAAATAAAAAGAAAAAAGCACACAGCCGAGCACCGAGCCGCACAAGCTCACCGAGAGCCACAGCCACAGCACGGCACAGCGCAAGAGAGGAGGACGCAAGGAGAGAGGCAGAGAGGGAGGGAAGGGGAAAAGGAGAAAAGAGCTGATTTCATGCGCGCGTTATTCCTCCGGGTGCGCCACACGTGCATATAATGGCACGTTACAGCCGAGGACGCGACAAAACCCGAGACAGGCAAAAAGCAACTAACAATAGCAAAGCAGACAAGCCGACAGCCGAGGACGCAAAAACAGCCCGAAAGCGGCGCTATATGCTTTGATAATTGGCAATTATATTAGCACATGCGCGGGATAGGGGGTATTTTCCGACTGCAAAGGGGCGAGCCGGACGCATCCGCCCTATCAGCAGCCCTTCAAGCCCTCTCGTTCCTTAAAACGGTTCAAGGGAATCATAAAAAAAATTAGTAACAAATCGTGGTAACAAATTGCAGAAATGTGTTTCATAGCAATTCATAATGGAAATTTCTGGAAAAAGATAAATAGTGGCAAAACACAATATACAGCATAAAAATAGAGCTATACCACAACATCTTGTAGTATAGCCCTATTGGAGCGGGCAACGGGAACTCAAATCATACAATATATGGATGATTTTATGAGAATGGCAACAATATATTGTGGTTTTTTAGAGATAGTAACAAAAAAGTAACAAATCGAAGCTGCAGAGGTGTTGCGGCGGTGTTATTTAAGATGGGAAAGTATAGAGAGTTTATCCTCGTCGTACATATGTCCGTATGTCTTAGTAACCTGTTCGGGAGTATCGCTTATGAGGTCGGCAACTACGGTGTAATTGGCTCCGAGGTGAATAAGCATGGAAACGAACGAATGACGGAGGTCATGGACACGGATGCGTTTCACGCCTGCCTGTGCGATATGCTTTTCAAAATAGCGGGTTACGGAAGTAGGGGGCATAGGTTTATCACCGCCGAAGAAGAATGGTGCTTCGCCTTTATAATTTTTGAGTTCTTCCTGCACGATAGGGCAGAGCGGGATTTCATGAACCTTGTCCGCCTTAGTGCTTGTAATCTGATACGGCTTGTCGTCCAGCGTCTGGCGCGTAACGGACTTTGATATAAGCAATTTATCCGGTTTGACATCGTTCGGAGTAAGAGCAAAGATTTCGCCTTTTCTTCTGCCCGTGAAAAACAGCATGGTAAAGAGGCAGTGCATTCTCGGGTCGTCGACTGTAGCGATGAATTTATCAAATTCTTCTCTCGTCCAGAAGAGCATAGGAGCTTTCGGTGCGCGGCGTTTGGGCTTGGGAATTTCCGCGAGGTAGTTTTTATATCCATAGCGGCTCTCGCAATATGAGAGAAATGCATTGACGCGTACTCTTATATTGACAAGTCGGGAATACGAATAGAAGTCGCCTGTGCGTGGATTTCGCGTTGCCCACAGCTCATCCTGCCAGCGGTACATTTCTTCCTTTGTAAGGGCTGTAATTTTGCTGTTTTGATATTTGGGTAGGAGATAGATATCATAATCTGTCTTTTTGCCGTAGACGACTGACGGTTTGTTTTGGTTCTGTATAGATGCAAGATAGAGCGGGACAAGCTCGCCGACGGTGGGTGTTTCCTTTTCGGGATTGACGGTTTTCTGCGGGCGTGCCTTTTCCTTATTGACCTCGCAATGTTCCGTAATGAATTTCGCATGTGCGGCTCTGGCAAGTGCTTTTGTTTTATAGCCGGAGAGTTTCTTCTGCGCCACATTGCCGAATTTATCGGTTATGCGGAAAACGACATCATAGACCTTGCCGTTATTTTTGGTCTGACGTTCTCTTACCGAATGTTTTGTACTTGAAATATAAAATTCTGCCATTTATTTTACAGCACCTTTGAGAAAAATTCTTTGATATATTGCATGACGGAATTGCCGTCGGCGACCGACTGATTTCTGAACTGATTCGTATATCTGATAAAGCCTATATTGCCGTTGAGAATATCAATGGCTAAAAGCATGATTACGAACGCAAGTGTGATTGAAAACCAGATAGCGAGAAGCCGCTTCGACTTGCGGACGTTCATGAGCTCGCTGTCCTTATCGGCGCGGACATTTGCAAGCTCTCTTTCGTGCAGCTCGGAGAGGCGTTCTATTTCCTTTTGCTTTTCGCACAGCATTATCTCATACTCTGTCGGCTTCTGACTTCTTTTATCGGAATCTATGGGAATGCCTATCATTTCGTCCACGGAACCGCCCAATGTACGCACTATTCCGCAGACGGTAAAAAATGACGGGCTTTCCGTTTCTCCGCTCAGTATCTTCGTAACGGTGCTGAGCGGTGTTGCACTTATATCGGCTATCTGCTGATTTGACAGATTGCTTTTGTTTTTCATTTCCTTAAGCTTTGCGCTTAAATCTCTGCCCTGAATTTCCATTCTTCATCCTTTCTTATTTTGTATTGTATTTCAAAAAGACCGTTTTCGGTCACTAATTTGCCGTATTTGATTGCATATGTTAATATTATATATTTCGAAATATGATTTGGGCTTTGATTAGTCGCCCTGTATATGCTATGCTTAAATCAGGGCAAAGCCCGCAATTTATAAAACAGAATATAAAGCAGAAGGAGAAAACCATGGAAAAGACAACCACAAGACCAGCAAGCATTTATGAGACCGAATACCGTTGCGAATTTGAGAAGAAGCTTCTTGCCGCAGGACTTACGAAGAGTGAGATTTTTCTTCTGCTGCTGAAAATAAAGCAGATTTCGGACAATAAGGTTTAAATAAGGAGAGGGGTTTTCCTCTCCTTATCTTTTTATTTTGCGGATTTTCCGCAAATTCGGCATTTAAGACCTCATATTTCCGACCATGTATAATAAGAATAGTCGCCTGCCGCTTCTTTTGTGATGCTCAATGTGCGACGATTATATACATCGGTATTCGGGGTGGCAGGGAAATTTACTTTTCGTTCCGCCGTCATATTGTCCTGTGCATCGTAGAAACGGAGGTTCAGCACGAAGCCGCGTCCTGTAGCGGAGCGGGCATATATGGGGAACGAAAGTGTTTTATCCTGAATTTCGGGCTTGCCCTCATAATATGTGATATCGGGGACTTTGAGTGTGCCGCTGTGGACTTCGGGCTTCGGTGCTTTCTTCGGGTTTTCCACGACATGCACGGGATGAACGACTATTCCGTCCTCCTCGGTGAGGTCGTCTATTATACCAAGAAAAAGTTTATTTATAAGCAAGCCAAAGAACAGTGCAAGACCGGATATTATGAGAGCATTGCCTGTCGGGTCATTTTTGGATTTTGTGACAAGTCCCATAAAAAACGCCAGTCCGCCGATGACCATTCCTATAATCATGAGGACTTTCAATACGCCGAGATTTTCTTTTCTGTTTTTCATATGTGTCTCCTCAATATATGTATTCGATTCTGTACCATGCGAAAGTCTGGATAGAAGATTCTCTCACCATGAGGTCAAATGTTTTGGCTTCTCCCGGCGAAAACGGCATGGAAGAATTTACATATGTATAGTCGGTATAAATGATATTGTCATCGTCATCAAAAACAGTGAGCTTTGCTTTTAAAAATGTAATCGATGACGAGGTATAGTTTGCCACTTTGCCGTAGAAATAATAATAGTTTCCGTAGCGCGATGGAGATTTGTAATAAAGCTGGAGAGTAAAAAGTCCCTCTGCTTTCTTTTCGCATTTATGGCAGATAGGGCTACGGTCGGTGCTGCTGAGACGGTCATATTCGTGCTTAACAAGCGTTTTGTCGTCTGACCATTGCTTTTCATTGCACTTGGTGCATTTCCTATATGTGCCTGTGTATTCTCCGCAGTTTGCAACTTTCTGTACTATCGCCGTGCCGAAAGTATGCTGTTCGCTCACATTGTCCTGTTTACATTTCATTTCGCAATGTATGCAGAACGCGATATTTTGATTGCTGTGATATAATGCGCCCAAACTGGTAGAAACAACCCTATATTTGAAATCGCCGTGTTTTTGCTTTTTGGTTTCTATTATTTCTTCACCGCAGAGGTCGCAGACATAATCATACGTGACATCATGATATTTTGTATCGCCTGTGCGCTGTGTATACGTGATGCTGTTGTCATCTTTAAGATAGTAAATATGATAAAAGCATTTTCCGGTCTTTTCATAGACAAAGCCCGATATCTGACGGCGGAACACCACCGTGAGCGTTACCACGGCTATCAGAATCGCCGCTATGACGCAGAGGGCAATAATTGTACCCTTTTTAACTTTGACGCGTTTACGGGGCTTTTCAGGCGGTTCAGGCGGCGAAAACGAACTGTCCGGCTTTTTCGGAGTGTCGGGAGCGGGCTTTACCACATTCAGAGCCTGAAGGGAAACATATCCGTCGGCTCTTGCGGCATCGGCGCACACTTTGCAATACTCGCGCACCGTCTTTCCGTTTTCGAGATAGAGCCTTGTTTCCTTATGCTCGCCGCAACATTCGCAGGTATCTGTGATTTTTCTGCCGCCGTAGCTCGTCATGGGTCTGTTTGCGGCTTCTTTTGCGGCTGTTTCCTCGGCATTTTCCTTTATTGAAATTACTCCGAGTGCCACTATGATTAACAAAGCCGCGATACATGCTATGCCGATAATCCAAACCAACGGCATCACTTCCTTTTCTTTATAAGATAGTTTATAAAATTCTCCAGCGCGGTTTTTTCCTCTGCTGTGAGAGTTTTCATGAGGGATATAAGGCGGGCATCCTCGGGGGGATTGCCCTCACCTTCAAGCAGGGTGTCCGCGGGGACGCCGAAATAGTCGGCTATTTTCAGAAGGGTGGCGCGATGCGGGACGGATTTTTCGTCCCACTTCGAATATGCCGCATTGGACAATCCTATTTCCGCGCATACGGCTGTAGGCGTTTTCCCTGCTTTATTGCACAACTTGATAAAGTTTTCTTTAAACATAGCACCTCATTGTAATCTTGCACAATAAGCAATGCGGCGATTTGTGCAAGTATACGAAAGTTAGTAAAGTTAGATTTTGCAATTGACAAAGTTAGTAAACTACGCTATAATATAACCGTGGTCATGGTTGACTGCGCTTTGAGATAATGAAATTGAGATAATCGTCGAGTTCTTTTATTTCCTCTGCCGAGAGGTTGCGCGTCCGGCTTATCAGGTCTTGCAGCTCGGCAGGCGTGGCGGGGGCGTCGGGGCAATCCGACTTATCCCGCAGATAGTCCGTAGTAGTAGACAGCAGTTCGGCGATGACCGCAAGTCGGCTGTCGGGGATATCGCGATTTTTATTTTTGATATCGGCAAAGTAGGTATGCGGAACGCCAATTTGCGCCGCCAAATAATTCAGTTTTATTCCCTGCGACTTGGCAAGAGTTTTTATCTTGTCTATATTTACCAAATTAACAATCTCCGTTTTAGATATTCCTACAAAACTACAGAAAAGTAGTTAAAAACCATTGACAACTACATTTTTGTAGTGTACAATATAACCACAGTACACCACCGCGAAAGGAGGTGAAAGAAATGGGAAATGAGAACCGTTTTATCTCTACGGAAAGAGACCTCGAGCTTCGGGAAGAAGAGGAGGAGTACAGGCGACTGGCTTTAGAGAGCCTGCGGCTATCTAAAGAGCGGCTGCAACAGGCAAAAGAGAGCCTTCGGCGTTCTAATCGCAGTATTTGCTTTGCGTGCATTGCTTTAACACTTGCAATAGCAACCATTATTTTCGCATTGCTTTATTGATTATTCAAGCGAAAGCGAGATAATGCGATAACTCTCGGTACTTAAGAAGCAAGCCCATCAGCGCACGAAGATGGAAACCAAAATCGCGATAGCTGAAATGATGAGCGCGATGATTGATATCGCATTTGCTCTATCCGCACGCTTATTTGCTTCACGGGCGATTGCGTTTGCTTCTTTAGCGTATTCATTTGCTTCTTGGGCGATTGCATTTGATTCATCTGATGCTTTAAGCGTCTTATCGTTGAAGCCGTGCTGATATTGCAGCTCCGCTTCCTGCTTAAGATACTCGTCTATGAAGCCTTTGCCGCTGTCGGTCAGCGATATAGGGTCTGCCTCGGAATCCACCTTAAGGTAGCCGAGCTTGCTAAGCGCAGTATATGTCTTTAGCTTGACGCTTGGGAAAGCCTCGAAAAACCGCTCGCGGCTGACAGTGCATTCATCTTGACTGCGAAGAAAGCGCAGAATTTCAATTTGCTCCGGTGAAAGATTATCGCTCATCTGCCCGCGTCCTTTCTCTGCGAAATGAGGAACCGGATATAATCGGCGACGATTCGCCGTTCCTCTGCGGTAAGGCATGCGGAAAGCTCCGCTATCTCATCGTGCGGCACAGGTACATTCTCTCTGCCGAGCAGATAATCGACGGGGACGGCAAAATAATCGGCGAGTTTGATAAGCACATCGCCGCCCGGTATTGTCCCGCGCGTTTTCCAATTCAGAACAGAGCTTTTATTCATATCCAAATCGGAAAGCATTTTAGCGGAGGTAATACCCTTTTGCCGGATAAGCTCTTCGAGAACAGTAATGAACATTGGTTTTCTCCGAAATCCACAAAATTGGAACATAATAATTGTGCAATGTTCCGAAATTCCAAAATGTTGGAATAAACCATTGACAGTTCCACATTTTTGGAGTAAAATATAACCGTGGTAGATGTAATACGGCTTCAGAAAAACAGCATTTTTCACAAAAACCGCGGTATAACCGAGGTTATACCTTTATTTTATAGTGCAAATTCACTTTTGTCAATACATTTTTACAAATTTTTGGAATTTTTCATGAAAAATAATAAAAAAAGTTGCTTTGCAACGGAAAGGAGGCAAAAAAAATGCTCGGAGCCAACATTAAAAGAGCAAGAATAAGGAAAGGACTGACGCAGGCAGAGCTTGCGGGAGAGGTCGGTGTTACGAAAGCCGCCATCTACTACTACGAGACCGGAATGAAAACACCTTCGCTCGCTACGATAACAACAATTTCGAGAGTTCTCGACGTTACAATCGATGAGCTGGTGAAAGATATTTAACAAAGCAAGGAGGAAGAATGGAATGACAAGACAGGAACGCGAAGAAATGTTCGCAAAAGATTTCCTCGTGGCAGAGGATTTGATGAAGCTATGCGGCTGTTGCCGCTCGGATGCCTCACAGCTGATACAGGAAATAAAGCGCAAAAGTGCAGACCGCTTTCACAAACAGGGGCGCATACATGTACAGGACTACATAGAAGCCATGCAGCTTGACACTTCCCGATATTACGGTGCCGTGGGCGAGGTAATAATCGCCAAAATGGAACCGCTGCCGAAAGCGGAGAATGAGGAAGAAACACAGGCACCGAAAGAAGAGCCGCCCACAGTCGAGCGCAAGCCGCTCTACAATGTAGTGGTAATCAACGGCGAAAGAATGAAGGTATACAGAGGGGAAGGCTGAAAAAAAATGGAATACACAAAAGCGGAACTTGAAAAAATGATGGAGCGCCGCGGCGGCTCGCTTGACCTCCGCGAATGCACGGGGCTGACAGAGCTACCCGATAATCTGAGGGTCGGCGGCTCGCTTGACCTCAGCGGATGCACGGGATTGACAGAGCTACCCGATAATCTGACGGTCGGCAGCTGGCTTTACCTCAACGGATGCACGGGGCTAACACAGCTACCCGATAATCTGACGGTCGGCGGCCGGCTTTACCTCTACGGATGCACGGGGCTA